TTAAGGGAGCCGCGGATAAATGCCAGGGCCGATGGGCAGTCCTGCCAGATACCAGCCCACCAGCAACAGCAGCCAGACGGCGAGAAAAATCAGCGGGTAAGGGAGCACCAGCGAGTAGTAAGTCCCGAGGCGGGCGTCGGGTCGGTAGCGCTGTAAAAAACCGAGAAACAGCGGTACAAACGGTGAAACCGGCGCCAGCGGCAGCACCGATGAATCGGCGATGCGAAACAGGATCTGCGCAAACGCCGGGTGGAAGCCCAGCAGCATAAACATCGGCACGAAGATCGGCGCCAGAATCGACCAGATGGCCGAGCCGCTGGCGATAAACATGCACAGAAAAGCCGACAGCAGCGCCAGACCGACAAACGCCGGGACGCCGTTCATGCCGGCGCTCTCCAGCAGGTCCGTCAGGCCAACGGCCATAAACTTGCCCATATTGCTCCAGTTGAACATGGTTGATATAAGTAGCATAATCATATGCTTATATCATTATGGGGTTCTATTGGGGTGCTTGGTGATGCAAAAATAAAACCGGATACAGCATAATGGGCGGTATCCGGAATCTGAGTTACAGTATCACTAACTGCCACTTTTCATCTGTTCCAGGAGGTCGCGGCCTTTCTTCAACTGCGCATCAATGTGATTAGCAAGGTCTTGAATATGGATCATGCGTGGTGCCTTTTGGCTCTCTGCCGCCCGGAAGGTTGGAATGGGTATCTCGCCCATAGCCGCGCGCTTTTCTGCGGTTGCCGGTTTCAGCCCAAAATACTTTTCGCACACCTGGCTGAGTGGAACCGTAGCAGACCCATATTCGGCCATTAACAAAAACATTGTGTTCATTTTCACCTCACACCACTTTCAGGCCACGATAGTGGCACCAAGTCTCATACATCCGCTTAAGCTCTTCCCTGCATTGTTAGCCGCGACTGTCGGGCGGTTAATGATGGCAATCCCTACGCTCATGCTATGCCTGCCTTTTTAATTGGCCATGGGGCGTACTCACCCTGGGGAAGTTCGTCGGTCACATCGTGAGAAGCCCATGAGCGAAACTTCTCGATGGTGACTGTGGGGTAATGCCGTCCAAAAGAAACGGACGGGCTGTCATACTGGACGTGTGACCTGCTGAACCAGGTAACGGTACGGTCGTTCACCAGCGGGCTGTTAATGGTGCCAGCAGGGCGCGGCCGCTTTGCCCGGTATGTGCGGCCTACCTTGATTTCGAGTAAGTCGCTCATGCTGCACCGCCTTCAACGCGCTCTGCTATGATGTCAGCCTTCTGCTCATCGTTGAGAATGTCATCTGACACGATGGCCGCGCGGTCACTACCGGACCACGATACTGGCGAGCTTTCCTTGATGGCCTTATTCAGTGCTTCGGCAGCATCACGCACGGCCTGAAGCAAGCAGTAATAATCATCACCTTCCGGCATAATTTCTTCGCAATGCTGTGCCAGATCGAATTCTGGAGGGTAGTTTGGTTCGCAGATGAGTAATTGCAGCTCGCTCGGAAACACCGAGTTTTCCCAGCAGTAATCAACCAGCGATTCCACGTCAAAAAAATAGGTATCGTCGTCAAAGATAACGAGGGGCTCGCCAGCCCACACGGCGCGCTCAAGTGCAGCGAACTTGGCCTGACGACTTTCTCGATGGCACTCTTCGCAATAGCTATGAGTTCTATGAATAGGGTGATCGTCGGGTTTATTTTTGCACTTACGGTGCGTCGCACCACTCCAGCGAGCCATGCTCTCATCATCACCCCAAAATCGACCATCACGCGAAACCCAGCCAGTTAAGGTCTGGATGCTGGCCGCTTCATCACTGTCCATCATCACGATTTTTTCAGTTTGCTTAGTCATTCCAGGCCTCCAGTTCGTTCTCTATTTCGTCGTCTATTTCGTCGTTGGTGGCTTCTTCATTCAGGTAGTCACGCGCTTCTTTCAGGTACTGCTCATGGCGTTCCCGATACCAGGCCGAAAATTCTGGCGTCCAGCCTTGTAGGGAGCCGTCAAAGTCAACTTTGGCGTTACGTTCAGCCATGCTCTCGACCATGCTGTAGGCGGTGGTAAGCGCCGCTTCGCGGATATACCCGCGCAGGTCGCTTTTGCGCCAGTAGGGGTTAACTTTTGAATCGCAGACAGATTTAAATTTCACTTTCCAGCGGCGAATGCATCGTGCGTTAAGTGATTTGCTCATCGTGATGCCTTCTCTCTAATCGATCTATACACACGTATTACGTGAGAGGTTTTACCGGTAATAACCGTTTTTAGAATAAAGAAACCACTACGCTTAGCGCGAAAGGAGGGAGCAAGAAATAGCGCCGTATCAACAACGCGGTTGTGAAGACGGAATTCAAATACAGTGCTCGTTAATGTAATGACTGAATCCGACCCTTGATCATTAAATTCTATTTTCATGATTGTGATTTCCTGTCTTTGAGTTGATTGTATTTTTCATGGCTCATAACTTCCCAGCATGTTCCGTTATTGCGGGATAATAAGCGCCATTTTCTGCCAATCTTTAAACTTAAATTCCCGCATTTGATTCGGCATGGTTTTAAATCTCCCTTGCTGTACAGGCTCAGAACATGCGATGCCTTTTCATTTACATGCGATGGAATACGGTTGGATGTGATTATCATCCGTCACCTACCAGCGCTTGTGGGCAAGGTGTCCGGGGCGTGATGGTAAGGTTTTACGAAACGAGGAAGCAGCAGCGGAGAGAGCGATTTTCTGCTTTTCTTTCTCATTGCATACCGGGCAGAAATAAAAGTCTCTCCGATAAGCACCCCTGCCAGATGGGCGATATTGCAGCTCATCGCGAGAAAAAGAACCGCCGCAACCATGACAGTGCAACTTTAATTCTTCCATTTATCTACCTCCGGTTAAATTTAATGTGTGTTTATTCCTGCCAGTTAAGGCATTAAATAAAAAGTGATGGTATTAGTAAGAAACTTCTGTGTTTATTTTGTAACGTGCATTGCCAGAATCTGCGTTAACAGAAACCAAATCGCCATACATGTCATAATTCAAAATAACATCGTTGAATTTGAGGGCCGAGAGAGATTCTTCGCGACCGCAAAACATAAAATCTTCTGCGTGCTTTGCTTCCTCATAAATATCTTTCATTGAGGAAAAAGCTGCTGACCACATTTCACTATTACCAATAAATTGCGCAATAGCCAGCTTGCTTTGTGCTGCTTTGAAAGCCGGGTTGCCATGCAGTAAATTAGCCATTGAACACCCCTTTGATATACATAATTTCGACAGCCAGCCCACCCCAGAAAACCAATCCGATGGCCAGCGCGATTAACAGGGAACGAATGCCGTTTTTGCTCATTTGTTACTCCAGAATGGGAAGCTGATAACGACAACTACAGCCAAAAACAAGGCAACCTTTATGCAGAACCGGTGCCATGCAGGAACTTCATGTTCGCGGATCATTTGCTACCCTCACTGTCATGTGAATTTGAGTACCAACAGACCTTGCAATGCAGTGCCGGGTGCCTCCCGGTGATACCAGCCAGTTAACAACTGATATCGGCAGCTTTCTTTCCACCCCACTTCGGGAAACAAGTGGTACTGCTTTAACTGAACCGCGTGCGCATAGCCGCATTCACTGCATTGCAAGGTCTGTTGCTTTTAGCCTTCTGGCGGCCAACCGAACGTTTTATGCTTATCAACCACTGTGCGGTGATTGGTGTTGCTTGGATGGCTTAAATTTACAGATAAAACTGTATTACCGTCAACAGACAAAACTGTATTATTTCTGTCGTGTTACATATCTATCTGTAAATATGGGGAATTTATTTTTGATGGGCATAAAAAAACCGGCTTGCGCCGGTTTGTGTTGAGCGGGGAGGGGTTAGCGTTTCCTGCGGTAGATTCTGTGCTCGATCATAACACCGATGATTTCTACTGGCTGGGTATCGCAGTTTATAACTGGATAGTCATCGTTTAATGGCACCAGCTCGAAATGCTGAACCCCTTGCATATCTGTATAGGTTGGCCTGTATTTTTTGAACGTGGCTTCTTGCCCGCCATTTTTTGCAACAACAAACTCACCTGGAGAGGGCTCTAGTTCAGGATCAACGATAATCACATCACCAGCTTTAAAATCTGGCTCCATTGAATCGCCCTCAATGCGTAAAGCAAAGCTATGCACTGAAAGGTCTAAATCTGTGAGTATGTATTCAAAATCACCATCAAACGCTTCTATAGCTTTTTTCTCCGCAAGGGCGCCAGCCTGCACGTAGCTGATGAGAGGTACGCGTCGCGAATTCATCTCTCCTATCGGCATGAATGCGCCACCATTCATTAACCACGACGGATCGCAATTTAACGCTTTTGCAATACCTACAATATTTCTTGGTTTTAGTGTCTTGCCATCTTCAATGCTCTGCCAGGACTGTTGGCGAATACCCGCTCTTTCAGCGGCTTCCGTTTGCGTGAGCCCAAGCTCCATTCTTTTTTGTTTTACGCGATCTGCAAGGCTCATGGCTCCTCCTTTGAATTCCCCCTGATGTTCACAGTTAAAACTGTAATTGACAAACAGAAATAACTGTTGTTGAATACAGATAAAACTGTGGAGGGCATATGGAAACAATTTCTCAACGCCTCAAGAAAAAACGCGAAGAGTTGAATCTGTCACAAGACCAACTGGCAAAGCTCGCTGGTATGAGGCAGCAATCTATTCAAGCCATTGAGGCCGGTTCTACTAAGCGTCCGCGCTACTTGGTTGAGTTGGCGCGCGCGCTTAAATGCAAACCTGAATGGCTTCTTTTTGGCGACGACCAAAACAAATCACCCGCCGCCTAATGAGTGGCCTTTTTATCAACACCAGAGGAAGTATCACAGATGGAGAACGCAATAGCCCGAAAGTTAGAGCCGCCGATCCTCAACCCAATTGAGATAGAGGGCATTTTGTTAAACCGCCTTTTGTCCATAAGCCAGAAGACTTTTGCAGAAATGCGAGGGGTAAGCGAATCAACGATTAGTCGCCGTAAGAGTGAAGGGTACTACGCCGAGATGGCGAAAGAGATAGCAGCGTTGGGCCTGCAGGTTGTTCCGCCAGAGGCGGTTGTAGTTTCCCGTCACTACCTGCAATCAGTAGAGACGCTGGCAGATATCGGTTTACGTGCGGAGCGGTGCCGTCCTGGTCCGCTTGGGTGGGACTGATGAAGGGTAAAAAAGGCGAAAGCCGCGGTGCTGTAACACCAACGGCTTTCTTGTGCAAAAACGAAGAGGTAATTGCGAGGTAATTATGCCTGACCACAAACAAAAATCAAATACACCCCGATGCTCTGCATGCCGCAGGGCTAATCAATCCGTTGCTGTTAAAGCGCCGTAGCTCCACTAACTCTGGAGGTGACTATGTGTAACCACTCTGCTGCTGAACTGATTGCGCGTCTGAAACGTGCTTATCCGGCGTATGAGCCGTCCGAAATGGGTAATGCCTGTGATGGTATCCCCAAGGCCGGATCTCGCTTCCAGCACAGGCACAAGAGCCACATGGTGACGGTAATTACTGCAACTGAGAAAGATGTGTCCTATCGCAAAGCCTGCGGGAAAGTTGGCTGGATGGGGTTACGTGAGTTTTTACGGCTACACAATGAGGTTTTGGTATGAGCAATCAGGTCTTTGAAATTGTTCAGGCCATGTCAGGGCAGGGGAACTGCATAACGATTCCCGGCCCGTATCTGGATTTCTTTGCAGGAGACAGGCAGCAGCATTTGCTGGCAGCGATTCTCAATCAGCTTGTGTTCTGGTCGGGTAAGTCGAGTCTGGATGATGGCTGGTTTTACAAGGAGCATGCGGCGCTTGCGAAAGAGGTACGCGCTAAAGATGGCGATGTTGTCCGAAAAGCGATGTTCAAAATTACGGATCAGTACCTGTCAGGCGTCATCGAAGAAGAGCTTCGCCAGGTCGGTGGAACACCCAAAAAGCATTACCGAATTGACCAGGAAGCGCTGATTTCACGGATATTCCCGCAAATACTGGATTCGGCTCAAGAGCCGAATGGGAATAAGTCACTGAAAGTAATGGAAACGGCTTATAAGCCGAATGCAATCGGCGCAAAAGCCGAATCGAAGCAAGTTACTGAAAATAATGGAAACGGCTCTCAAGCCGAATGCATTCGTCCCAAGAGCCGAATGGAAACGGCTCATGAGCCGAATCCTGGAAACGGCTCTCAAGCCGAATCCTATCTCTATACAGATCTTAAAAACAGATCATTACATACAGATCATAAAAACCACGCGGGAGAGATTTCTCCTATGGATAACTTTTCTGAATCGACTCAAAAAACTGTCATCCCGGAAGCAGTCATTCCTGACGCTACCGAAGCCAGTAACCTGGCTACCGATGACGATTTCGACCTCGCTACGTGGTTCTGGTCGACCATCATCGAGCTGTACGAACGCGCAGCAGAGTTCGACGGCACTCTGGCAAAACCAAGAGAGCCGAACTTCTCAGCCTGGGCGCAAGAAATTTGCATGCTGCGCCAGGAGCACGGCTGCAGCCATGACCAAATCCGCACCATGATTGAGCGCATTCAGCGCGATCAGTTCTGGTGCTCCCGAGTTCAATCCGTGAAAACCCTACGCAGCAAATGGCAGGAGCTGGCTCTGAAGTTATGCCCGGCAAACCTGGCAACCGGCAGCTCGTTCGGTGTGAGCAGCAAACTGGATACCGACATCCCGAAAGGTTTCCGGGGCTAACAAATTTAACCGTGAGGATATCTCTGATGGAAAAAATTACTGACGTGCTGAAAGAACTGGAGAAAGTCACCTGCCGTGAGCTGGCTGTCTATTTCGACCTGACAGCACCTGAAATGCTGGCCCGCCTGATGGTGCTGGAGCGCGAAGGCAAAGCGCAAAACCTGAATGGCTACTGGATGCCGGGTGGAAGCACCGAGCCCGTAGCGGTAACCAGCAAACTCACAGCGCTGGATATCAAACTGCTCCAGTCTGTGCCGGTTGGCGTCTGGTTTGAGTGGCAGTCCCTGGCTGGTTTCGTTGATCGCCCTCGCTACCGCTGTGAACGTCTGGTGGCCGCCGGGTTTATGAATTCGAAGGTTACTAATCCTGGCAATCCGCACCACGGCACTAAATTCCAGAAAATCCGCGAGGTGACCCGGTAATGCGAGAGATACCTGATTGCCCGGTCTGTGGTTCAGCTGCGGAGTTTTATTTTCGGGATTACCAAGCTGGCGCCTGTTCCGGGGCCCTGAGATGCCCTTACGGACATCTCCGCGTACAGGATAGCTACTGGGCTGGTGGCAAGAGTAAATCGAAAATCCGGCTGATTGAAAAATGGTCTCAGCAGGTCGAACAGAAAAAAGGTGAAGTGAAAAATGGCTAAAAACTCGATCGACGCGTATGGCGCCAGCGGAAAAACCAACGTTCTGATGTTCGAACCGGAAAACCTGCACTTGGTTACCGACAAAACACACCCGCTTTACGATGAGCGTATCCACCTGCCTATCAGCGAAGCAATGGTACTGAACATTATGGACCAGGGCGTTCTTGAGCCGATTATCGTCTGGAAAGACCCCGAAAGCGGGCTGGCCTGTGTGGTGGATGGTCGTCAGCGCGTGCGTCATACCCTGGAGGCTAATAAGCGCCTGGTTAAACAGGGTGAATCTCCATTACTGGTTCCTGCGGTAACTAAACGCGGTTCAGCCGTTCGCATGGCGCAGGCGATGGTGAGCGCTAACGAAATCCGCCAGGCAGATACACCACTGGGCCGAGCAAAGAAAATGGCTGATGCGCTGGAGCGCGGGCACGACGAGGACGATTTAGCGCTGATGTTTGGCGTGAGTGTCCAGACCGTACGTGCAACCCTGTCACTGCTGGATGCCACCCAGGCAGTCAAAGACGCTGTAGAGTCCGGCACAGTGACGGTTACACAGGCGCGTCAACTGGCGTCACTGAAACCCGAAGAACAGCGGGAAAAGGTAGCGGAAATCGAGCAGGCGACCGCAGGCACAACTGGCCACGAAAAAGCCCGTCGGCAGCGCGCTGTTCTTGGCGAAACTAAGCCACGTCTCAAAACACGCAAAGAAATCACAAAAGCCCTCGAAGGTGCCACTGGCGATTATGCTGCGGCTCTGCGCTGGGTGCTTGGGGAGGCCAGCCATGACTGATATCACCGAACTGGCGCAGAGCCTGAAAGCAGCGGCAGAGAAAGCGACGCAGGGCGAATGGTGGGCCGACGAAGTTAAAAACGAAGGATGCTACGGGTCTGGCGATGACTGCGTGGAGGGATTCACCTCATACGCAATTTATGGCTCTGACGGGCAAACCCTCTTTGATTCGCTCAACAGTGACGCCGCCTGCATCTGTGAGGAATACGACGGCGAGGGGCATGTGGCATGGGATGAGACGGCGCAGCGTAATGCCGAATTCATCACCCTGGCTAACCCTGCCAACGTTCTCGCGCTGGTAGAGGCGCTGGAGAAGGCGCAGCAGCGCATCGCCGAGCTGGAGTCCCGCACCGTGAAGTTGCCTGACTCGAACAATGAACGATTCTGGGGTTATGGGGCGGAGTTTGAGATCAAGTTGTATGACTCATGCGTGTTCCATGCACTCGCCGCCGCTGGCATCAAGGTGGAGCAACTGTCTTGAACACCACTTCATTAACAGGCCAAATTATGGAAAGTATTGTCCCATTCCTCACCTTTTTTGATCATGGCATTGATGATAGTAAGCAGTTTTCTCATCGAGGCGACCAGGGCTACCTTTTTGGGTTTCCCTACCAGGACAAGACGCGTGTAGAAGGTTTTAAGTGCCGGGTTGAAACGAACTGCGCAGAGTGTCGCCATATACAGAGCGGTTCGCACACTGGCACGCCCGCCAAAAATCGAGCGCCGACCACGCATTTTGCCCGAATCTCTGTTAACAGGGGCGACGCCCACAAGAGCACATATCTCTCTTCGAGTGAGGTTCCCGAGTTCAGGAACGTCAGCCAGCAAGCTTGCAATGGTCGTTGGGCCTACACCTTTGACCGAACTGAGCAATGCGGACAGATCAATAAAATGCTTCTGAACGTGCTCTTTTATCTCAATATCAATGAGTTCAAGCTCGCCGTTCAATGCACAAATAAGGCACTCAACGCTTTTCATCACTACTGGATGGGTGGTGTGAAGTCGGTTTCGTTCTGCAACAAGCATCCCCACCAATTGTCGGCGGCGAGCTACCAGAGCGGTCAGAACCTGACGCTGATTGTCAGGCAGGGCCAGAATGAATCGTTCTCGCTCAGGATGGTTATTGATTACATCCGCCATTTGGGCGAGCGCTCTGGCATCAATGCTATCGGTTTTCGCAAGGTATCCCATCGCCCGACAAAAATCTCTGGCTTGTCTGGGGTTAACAACAGCGATTTCGTAACCTTCAGCTTGAAGACGATAGGCCACTGGGGCTTCAAGGCCGCCTGTAGCCTCCATCAAAATCAGAGAAACAGAGACGCTTTTCAGGGCCTTAATTATCTGTTCGAAACCATCGGTGCCATTTATGACAGTAAAAGAAGCTTTGCCGGTTCCCACGCAAATATCGAGGGATCCCTTAGCAACATCAATACCAACACAGATCTGATTTGGCTGACTCATTATTACCCATCCTTGCATATTCGAATTGAGGTTCCAACAACTGTTCGGGTTTCAGATGAGTGGCTCAGCTCATGCGCAATTGGCTCCACATCGGGCTTTTTAATCCCCTGGCTGAGTTCGAGCTGCATGAGCCTTGCCAAATCATTCCGATGCTATTTTAACCGATCTTTAAGATACAAGGCTGAGTGATGGAAACTGTGAAATTTGCCGTGCAATTACTCAAAAGCGATGACTGCGTAACTTTGATGGGACGCGGCGAGGTCAGCAAGGAGGAACTCATCGAAGAGGCTATTCGCCAGGGTGAGATAGACGCCGATGACCGCGAACGCTTTGAAAAGGCTGAATTCTGCGCCAATAAGTGGATGAAGGCCGTTCCGCGTGAGGGTTATTCAACCTACTACTAAGAGTCGCGTGAAAGCGTTCACGGTGCATTCAAAGCAACCTGTTTGCAATACCTGTGGTGAGGCAACCAATGACCAAATCAACCATATCCAGAGAGCGAGTTGTCGCTCTCATCGCAGAGCACTCTTACGATAGCGCGTTAGTTGATGCTCTTGAACATCTGCTGGCCGCAATCGACAGCGAGCCGGTGGCGTGGACATGGCACTATCGTGAACAATGGCATGTTACAAACGATGAACGTCGCGCAGAATTTGTCGCAAAAGATGGTGATGTGGCTGTACTGCCGCTCTATCGCCACGCGCAGCCAGCGCCGGCAGTGCCGGGTAAATGGATTCCGGTAAGCGAGCGGATGCCGGAAGACCGCACACAGGTAATTCTATGGGATGCTGAAATTGGAGAAGTAACAAGCGGTCACTACAGTCATAAAACACATACTTTTTATCATTGTGGCGATGCTATCGAAAACGAGATAACCCACTGGATGCCGCCTCCATGCGCCCCGCAGGAGGTGAACCATGGCTGAGTTACGCGCAGGAGGCATGGCGTTAATCATTGATAGCGCCACCCCTGAAGAGGTTGGGCGTTGCGTTTATACAGTGAGCCTGTTCCCTCCGGGAGGAAGGTTTACTTCCCCTCATGGCAGGCCGACGAATAATCACTCTGAAAGCGTGGCATGGTTTATTACCGGAGATGTTAAAGCCAGCCTTGGTGATGGGGCGCCAATATGGGCTGGAAAGGGCTGGTCGCTTTATCCGCCGCAGTACCTGATGCCCATCGACGGCGACGACTTCGGCAGTGAAGACCAGCGCCAGAAGGAACGGGAGGTGAATTGTGAGTCATGAGCTTACAGATAGCCAGATCCTTGCAGACCTCATTGGCACCCTGCAGCGTTATGGCTACAACGTCGATAGAAAGTCTCTTTCGCCAGTCTTACTAATAGTGCTTCAGGATTTAAAGGCTCGCCAGCAGGTTGCAGAAACGATGATTCGTTATCTTGAATCGCCACATTTGCTGGCTATCGACACTGCACCGACGCGGGGATCTGGCGATGCCTAAATCCCCCGCAGAACGCAAAGCCGCGCACCCATCCAGTTGATGCTATATAATCCCCTCCACAGCAGAGGGGATTTTTATGACAAACAAAAAAATGACACCTGCCGAAAAGCTCAAAGCATCGCGGAAGCGGTATAAAAAAATCTGGCTTCAACTGGATATCGCTAACGCCAAGCGATTTGGCGAGAAAGAAGTGCTTTCCGTTGACACCTACAGATCGCCCTATGAAACGCGCAAGAAAAGAGGGAGGACAGCAGATTGACAACATCATCCTGGAACATAGCAGCCAAATCGAAAGAAGAGCAGGACAAGGTCAACGTTGACCTCGCAGCCTCCGGCGTTGCCTATAAAGAGCGCCTGAACATGCCGGTTGTCGCCGAGGTGGTAGCCAGAGAGCAGCCTGAACACCTCAGGGATTACTTTATGGAGCGCGTCCGCTACTACCGCGAGCAGAGCATCCAGCTACCCAAGGCATCCGATCCGCGCTATCTGGAAATGGCAGAGCAGAACACCAAGAAATAGCGATTTTCTCGCCTATGCTCATTTTGCTTTTATCCCCGGGAAGGGCGATAATTACCTCGTCAGCCTGAGCAACTGACGACTTACTTCCGGCGCCAAGTGGGGACACATGGCGCACAAAGTTAAAAACACTCGGATCAAAGATTTGTATGCAATAACGTTGCTGATTTTAATAATTGTGCAAGTTGTTGTAGTGAATGCGGTATTTATCTGTGTGGGGCTTGGGTTTCTGGGACTATCTGATGAGGCCCTGAAGATTTTCGCTGGATGCTCGATGCCCCACATCTGTGGTCTTGTCTACTGCGTCGTCAAGGCTTTGTTAATGGAATGGTCGCCTCCCATCTCTTGTGCCACAGTGGGACGATAAATCGTCACTCATTGAACGGAGCGCTGCTATCATGAACGTTAAAACTATTGGAATCGATTTGGCAAAAAACGTTTTCCAGATCCATGGGGTTGACGAGCACGGAAAACGGTTGTTCAACAAACAACTCAGACGGGCACAAATGGCCTCCTTTTTTGCCAACATCCCACCCTGTTTGATCGGCATGGAGGCCTGTGCATCTGCTCATTTCTGGGCCAATAAACTGATATCGATGGGCCATAATGTCAAACTGATGGCCCCTCAGTTCGTCAAACCCTATGTTAAAACCAATAAGCATGATGCTGCAGACGCTGAAGCTATTTGTGAAGCCGTCACTCGACCTAACATGCGGTTCGTGCCGGTCAAAACCGCTGAGCAGCAAGCCGTATTGGCACTTCACCGGAGTCGTCAGAGCTTCATCAAACAGCGAACCGCACAAGCCAATCAAATCAGGGGGTTATTGGCCGAATTTGGCATTGTCGTCCCCCGAGGTATCCAGCAGCTACAGCGACGATTACCTGAGCTCGTGGAAGATGCGGATAACCCGTTACCCGTCCTGTTTCGTACACAGCTGAGTCTACTACAGCACCACATGGCGTACCTGTTCGATGTCATCGCTACACTCGACAAGCAGATTGAGCAGTGCTATCGGCAAAATGCTCTCTGCCAGCGTATCGGCAAGATCCCTGGTATTGGCCCTGTTACCGCCAGCGCGCTGATTGCGACCATTGGTAAAGCCAACAATTTCGAGAATGGCCGACAACTGGCTGCCTGGCTCGGATTGGTTCCACGTCAGCACTCCAGTGGGGGTAAACAAGTCCTGCTCGGGATAAGCAAGCGAGGTGATACCTATTTGAGGACCTTGCTTATCCATGGTGCCAGGGCGGTATTGCAGTCGGCCAAACATAAACAGGATGCCGTATCGAGCTGGGCTAACCAGCTAATGGCGCGCCGGAATAACAACATTGCCTCGGTAGCATTGGCTAACAAGAATGCGCGGACTGTGTGGGCGCTCCTGGCCAAAGAGCGGGAGTATTGTGCACCAATAATAAGCGCTTAAGTTGCTTAATCAGTAAGACAGAAACAACACCACCGATTGCCCAGGCAAGCATGAAGTGATGGCAAGACAGGTCAGACCGCGATGGGGAAAACCCGGTTTATTCAAGGCTCCTGAAAGAGCGCTTTGTTGATAGAGGCCTCCATCAGCGTATTCCATCAGGGACAGAGGTATTTTACATCACCTCGGCAAAGTCCGGATCTATGGCTGCAATCGATGACCAGTAAAGCCACCACAACATATTTAGCTTGGCAAACAGGAGGCGACCATCTATGAATAAATCGAACTTTTGCTGAGTTGAAGGATCAGATCACGCATCCTCCCGACAACACAGACCATTCCGTGGCAAAGCAAAAGTTCAGAATCACCAACTGGTCCACCTACAACAAAGCTCTCATCAACCGTGGCTCCCTCACTTTCTGGCTGGATGATGAGGCCATTCAGGCCTGGTATGAGTCGGCAACGCCTTCATCACGAGGAAGGCCCCAGCGCTATTCTGATCTCGCCATCACCACCGTTCTGGTGATTAAACGCGTATTCCGGCTGACCCTGCGGGCTGCGCAGGGTTTTATTGATTCCATTTTTGCCCTGATGAACGTTCCGTTGCGCTGCCCGGATTACACCAGTGTCAGTAAGCGGGCAAAGTCGGTTAATGTCAGTTTCAAAACGTCCACCCGGGGTGAAATCGCACACCTGGTGATTGATTCCACCGGGCTGAAGGTCTTTGGTGAAGGCGAATGGAAAGTCAGAAAGCATGGCCAGGAACGCCGCCGTATCTGGCGTAAGCTGCATCTCGCCGTTGACAGTAAAACACATGAAATCATCTGCGCTGACCTGTCGCTGAACAATGTGACGGACTCAGAGGCCTTCCCGGGTCTTATCCGGCAGACTCACAGAAAAATCAGGGCAGCATCGGCAGACGGCGCTTACGACACCCGGCTCTGTCACGATGAACTGCGCCGCAAAAAAATCAGCGCGCTTATCCCGCCCCGAAAAGGCGCGGGTTACTGGCCCGGTGAATATGCAGACCGTAACCGTGCTGTTGCGAATCAGCGGCTGACCGGGAGTAATGCGCGGTGGAAATGGACAACAGACTACAACCGTCGCTCGATAGCGGAAACGGCGATGTACCGGGTAAAACAGCTGTTCGGAGGTTCACTGACGCTGCGTGACTACGATGGTCAGGTATCGGAAGCTATGGCCATGGTGCGTGCGTTGAACAGGATGACAAAGGCCGGGATGCCAGAAAGCGTGCGTATTGCCTGAAAATCCAGCCAGCTACAGGGTCGTTCGCACGAAATCTTATTTATTCAACAAAGCCCGTCGTCAATTCTGTTTTCCGAGCAAAAAAATGAAAAGCCTTCTCTTCGGAGAGGGCTTTTTTATTGAGTGAACCTGACCTATAATCTTGATGGGTCTGAACAACCCAGCTTATCGACTACTGTGCCACGGAGAAAAACCGATGGCGCAGAAGAAACACCCTCAAAAGATTTACCCCCTGACACCGGCTATCACTAACGCTGGTGTTTCTGCTTGTCTGTCGCACCAGGGAGGTGCGATATGAGCAAATCCAAAACCAAGGCTGAAAAGCTCCATCTGAGCCGCGTAGCTGCATTGGGCTGCATCGTATGCCGGAACCTCAATTACGGCGAATCGCCTGCTGAAATCCATCACTGCAGCTCTGGTACTGGCTTGTCTGTCCGTGCTGATAACTTCCATGTCATTCCGCTATGCCATGCGCATCACCGTACTGGTGGCTACGGCGTTGCTATTCATGCTGGCCGTAAGTCATGGGAAGAAAAGTTCGGTACTGAGGCTGAGTTACTGAGTCAGGTACTCCTGGAGTTAGGGGAGACCGTGAATGACTAATTTTTACTGTGAAGCCCTTACGGCGCTGCGTTCAGCACCTCATCACTATTTAAAAGAAGTCGGCGACCAGTGGCGGACTCCGGATCTGCTGTTCTGGGGCATTAACGCGATGTTTGGTCCATTGATGCTTGACCTGTTCGCTGATGACAGCAATGCAAAATGCCCCGTCTGGTACACGGCAGAAGATAACGCGCTAACACAAGACTGGTCGGAAATGCTTTCCTCAATCGGCGGCGCAGCCTACGGAAACCCACCTTACAGTCGCTCTCAGTACCACGAAAAACAACCCATCACTGGCATGACGCACATCATGAACTATGCAGCTGCGCAACGAGAGAAGGGCGGTCGCTATGTCTTCCTGGTGAAGTCAGCAACAAGCGAAACGTGGTGGCCGGAAGATGCGGATCACGTCTGCTTTATTCGTGGGCGAATTGGTTTCGATCTGCCCGAGTGGTTTAAGCCAGCCGACGACAAACAGAAGCCAACTAGTGCGTTTTTCGCTGGGGCCATTGTTGTGTTCGATAAGTCATGGGCTGGCGAGCGGTTTAGTTACATCAATCGAGCGGAACTCGAAGCGAAGGGCCGCGCATTTATGTCACTGGCGCAGTTTGCCGCTGGCCAGAACAAAACCCAAAATGAGGTGAATGTATGATCAACCCTTCTGAAGTTGGTAAGTCAGGTGAAATGATTCGCCTCCGTACGCTGGAAAGTATCTGGATACAGGGAAAGCTGCGCATGTGGGGCCGCTGGTCATATATAGGCGGCGGAAATGGTGGAAATATGTTCAATCAGCTATTGGCGTCGGGCAAGATAACGAAGACTGCCATCAATGACGCTCTGCGCCGTATGAAGAAATCAGGCATTACCAAGCCTGAGCTGGAAGCCTTCTTAAAGGAAATCCTCAGTGGTAAAAATAAAAGCGGCCTGGCGTTTTGTACTGACGAGGAGGGATTGAAAATTGATTCAGTGCTGAGCGCTGAGCTTGTGCGCTCAGGGAATAAAGCCCTCTATAAGCTAATCAAGGATCGGTATGTCTATCGCATGAGTAAGAAGGCGATGGCGAAAGAGCTAAACGAAAAGCATCCAGAATGGTGCTTGCGGACTTGTGAGAGCAGGATCGATGTTTGGCTAAATCTTGCAGAATCGATGCTTTACGCACCAATGTGTGACGCATTTGGCACAAATGGCGACAGATTTTACTTGAATAGTTGCGCGGAAAGTGCTTGAATTGTGATAGGCTCGGGACGTTAAAGCGAACTGAGCAGCAAAATAGATTAGAAGCCCAAGGCTAACCCCTTGGGCTTTGTCGTTTCTGGAGGAAGCCATACAGCAGCCATGGCAGCACGAACACTCATTATTCCCGAATACCGATAGCATCAACCTCAAAACATTCGTGCTTGAGGTTGATGGATATCGCGCAGAGGATGCAATTGCCGCGATGGAAAAAGCTATTCGTGAGTTAAAGCTTTGTCAGCGTCAGTTCGGTCATGTAAATGAAATGGGCGTCAGGGCAATAATCCGTTACTCCTGAACCTGCTGACCGATAGTGGCGGGCAACGGTACGAGCACTTCCCAGAAAGGCTCATACCCATCATGCAGTTGTTTTGTTTCGCCCTGCCAGTAAAGATCTAGCCGATGTGATAATTCTGGTGGGGTGCAATTAACATTAAGCAACCTCATGTCTGCACGGTGACAACGATCTGATGGATGAACTTCAAAAATTGGCGTACTTAATGGGACTTTACTGGAGCCTCTAAACCACGCCGCCGCCTTGATTGATTCGCAGGCAAACAGTGAACGCAATCGAGACGGTTTATCTGGATAACTGGATCGTCTTCTTTCTTCGAGAAGCATTTCAATAAAGACGCTCGCCTTTTCGTTGGAGTTGTTCAGGTTGATGTTGAAGTTGAAAAAGTAATTATTACCATGTCTTGATACTTGCGGCCAAAAACGGCTGGCAACGTGATCCTGAAGCTCCGGAAAGGGGCAGTGGGTATCTAAAAAATCAATGCAAATACCGGGCGACAATGTTCCCAACCTATCAAGGGTGTACAGCTTTTCCTCGTTCATATATTTCCTTGCTCACTTGTTGGTCTTCGCAAATCCACAATATCAAACAGGGGAATAAGCCGCCACTCAGCGGCAACCATTCAAAGGCCCGCTTTCGCGGGCCTTTTTCATTTCAGGCCCACGGGAATCATCTTCGATACGGCTCGTTGTTAAATCAGCCCGATGGGCCTGAACCCTTCATGCACACAGCACCCCGCTAACCCGGAGGTGAGAGACTATGAAAATGAACAACCAGAACGAGAATATCGTTACCCATTTCTTTGCGTGGCTGGCTGCTGTTGCCTCAATGCTGGGAATTACTACACAGGACATGGTTTATATCCTCTTTGGTTTTATCGGCGTGGTGATTTCTCTCGCGTCGTTTGTGTTGGGGAGAATGGATGCGCGGAAAGAGCGTAACGAAGACAGTAAGCGAACGCAGTTACTGGCTGATTATCTCCATGGCGTGCAGCAGAAACCGGTTCGTGAGCGCCCATCGTCCGCTGAAGTGATCACCGAATCAATGAACAGGATAAATAACGATGGCGCAACTGACTAAAAGAGCTGGTGCCACCGGCGCGGTTTGTTCTGTGGCAGCGATTATCGCAATAGTGCTGAATGCCGGTCACGTGCGTACCAATGAACGGGGCCTTGAACTGATTGGCAATGCTGAAGGTTGTCGGCGTGATCCGTATGTCTGCCCGGCGGCTGTGCTCACCGATGGCATCGGAAACACGCACGGAGTTAAGCCCGGTGTACGCAAAACTGACAAGCAGATCGCCGCTGACTGGGAGCGAAACATTCTTGAGGCCGAGCGTTGCGTAAATACCTATGGCAATGGCCGACGGCTGAGCGACAACACATTTTCAGCGGTAACGTCGATCACCTTTAATGCAGGCTGCGCCAATATGCAGAAATCGACTTTGTTTTCGTTGCTGCAGAAAGGTCAGGTTACGCAAGCATGTAATCAGTTCCCTCGCTGGGTGTACGGCGGCGGGAAAGTACTTCCCGGCCTGGTGACTCGTCGCGCCGCAGAGAAACAACTCTGCCTGGATGGTGTGAAATGAGCCGATTAACCGCCATTATCAGCGCCATCGTGATTTGCCTGGTAGTCAGCCTCGGCTGGCTGGCAATGCATTATCACAACGCAGCCAATCAGCAGGAAACCAGAGCTGAAACCGCTGAACAGCAGGTAAATACCGCTCAGGCCATCACCTCCAACGTTCTGACCACCATGACCATCTTCAACACCATCGTCGAGGCCAATCAGCATGCAAAAGAGCAGATCGCACTGGACGCATCGGGAGCCTCGGCTGATATCCGGGTTGCTGTTGCGAATGATGATTGCACTAATCGCCCTGTGCCTGCTGGCGCAGTTAAGCGGCTGCAACAATACGCGAACGGTCTACGTCAAAGTGCCGGTGGTCCCGTTACCAGCCAGCCTGACGGCTGATACCCCGCAACCGGAAATCCCTGACAACCTGACGTGGGGCCAGAGCCTGGATTTAAACGTCAGCTTGCTATCAGCGCTGGGGCAGTGCAACCGAGACAAGGCTGACATCAGGCAGGCCGACAAGCAACGAGCCAGCCAGTAGAAGGGGGTTACCATGCGGGAAGAAGAGCGTAAGCGGCTCGATCCCATCAATCGCCTGTAGCGCCGGGGTTATGCATCCGTCACCACATTAACGAGCCTCGCAATAGCGGGGCTTTTTATTACCAGAAGCAGGAGAAGAAAAATGTTTACTGTTAAGCAGATTATCAACAATGCCACCTCATTGTATGAGGCGAAGGAAATCACGGTTGCTCGTCCTGGGTCTGAGCAATGGCGTCAGGCTTTTGCCCTTGCTGATGAACTGGAGGTTCTGGCGCCTGACATCATTGAACATATTCCGATGTCCTATGAGGACCAAGATATGACGAAACCAGTTGGTGATGAGCATAAAGTAACGGTCGATCGTACTGGAGCAAGCCGGGCAGATTGCATTGCCATTATTTGTTCAGGCATTCCTTCACCAGCTTTCCTGGATATCCCTGAGCTTGGTGGCGTTGGTTATCAGTTCCTGTACAAGGGCGATCAGATTTACATCACCAACAGTCACGGTTCGACCATTGAAACCGTGAAGTAGGACATTACAGAGCCACCTCACGAGGTGGCTCGATAATGCTTACCCGACAAGAAGCATAGATCTGGTGTCAACCAAAGAGGTGATCCACATCTTGACGGCTCGCAAAGACGAGAAGTGGCGGCGCAACTATGAGAAGAAGTGGCAATGTTGCGATATAAATTCTGCACGTGGCACCTGACAAAATTTACGGAAAGATAAGGGCGCGATGATGTTCTATTACATCTGTAATGGCTTATTAATCCTCGTCACCATAGGCTTATCTATTGTTTTGATGATCGCTTCAAACGGTGCTCAGCCTACTTTTATGTCCTGCCGCGAAATGCGTGCCCGCTACGGTACTCCTCAGAAGAAACCGAGGGGCAATAATAGCGCCTGATAACTTCGCTTACTCTGGAACAAGCTTATGGCTACGATTAAGGATTTATCCCGGCAACTTCAGACGTTGCAGAAGCAAATCCCCTATGCCACAGCTCAGGCTATGACTGCCGTTGTTCGTCAGATTGCAGCAGCGCAAAAAGTAGCTTTAGGTCGAAAGCTGGAATCTCCCACGCCGTTCACGGTCAATGCTGTTGGCTCTTCAGGGGCTCGGAAAAACGATCTTCGCGCAAAGGTTTATGTGCGAGATATCGCGGCTGGATACCTGGAGCCTTTCGAGTTTGGTGGCGATCATAAGCTGAACAGCTCGGCGTTACTCAACCCCAAAAACATCAAGCTGAACAAATACGGCAACATGCCGAGAAATAAACTTTCGCAGTTGAAAGCAAAGTCGAACGTGTTCATTGGTGATGTGAATAATGTCAATGCGGTCTGGCAGCGTCGTAAACCAAAACCAGCGAAGAAGAAGAGGGCTAAGCGCTCTCCTAATGGTACGCGCAGGCCTAAACCAAAACAGCGGCCACCTAAGCTGCTGGTGAGGTTTGGTGATGCACTTCCTGTGACCCCTGTGCTGGGGTATATGGACCGCTCGAAGGCGATGGCAGAGGCATTGATGCCTGCTGCGCTGAGTCGTGCTATCGCAGATGCTATCAAAACGGCAAAATAATTCTCAAATGATAACCATTATCAAAAATGGGTCCTTCCTGAGGATTTTGTAAGGCACGGGCATTGCGCGCCGCAGTGTTTTCCTAGCTACAAGTTTTCAAATTTGGGTAACAGGTAACAGTTACATTTTGTTTCATTTGCAGGTTTGTTTCTGTTTATAAAAGAATTTCCGAAAAATTATTTGTTACCCATGTTGTTACCTTCTCTTCCAGGGTAACAGATTTGGGTAACAGACTTAGGTAACTCAGAGGTAACAATGAACCAGTCTGATTTTGCCAAACTCCACAATGTCAGTCGCAAAACAGTCACGATGTGGAAAAGCAGGGGATGGCTGATCATGTCTGGTGATGACATTGATGTTGCTGCTTCAAACGCACAGTTGGAAAAATACAGAAAATCCGTCAACCGTCCCTCTAAAAACGACGCACTGCCGCCAGCCAAAAAGAACATTACCCCTACGCCGCCGGTCGTGAATGATCGTGATGATAATGGTCTTCCATCACTGGAAAACATTGCCAAGGATTTCATTCTGGAAAACGGCGCAGAGTTATCACTCGATGAGGCACGTCGTGTAAAAGAAAACTACCTGGCACTACTGACAAAATTAGAGTTTCAGCAAAAAGATGGTCAGCTCATTGAAATGACTGTAGCCGAGGAGGTTCTTTTCAACGCCTTTCGCCAACAGCGTGATTCCTGGCTCAACTGGCCGTCAAGGGTGGCGCCGTTAATGGCTGCTGATCTTGGCGTACCGGCAGACAGGATGACAGAGGTGCTGATTGAACATGTCCACAAACATATCTCAGTCCTCGGAGAGCCAGAATTTAACCCAGCAGAAGACTGAAAGACTTCTTCTGAGCGTCAGAAAAGGCTGGACCCCACCTCCGCGTATCAGCGTTCCTCAATGGGCTGATGATTACCGCAAGCTGGCAAAAGAGGCTGGGAGTACATCGGGGAAATGGGAAACCTCAACTGTAGAAGTTGCTCGCGGACCAATGCTTGCCGCGACTGAATCAGGGGTCCATATCATTACGGTGATGTGCTGCACACAGTTAATGAAGACTGCGTTGCTGGAAAACCTTTTTGGGTATTTTGCACACCTTGATCCATGTCCAATTTTGCTTCTGCAGCCGAAAGAAGAAGCTGCAGAGCAGTTCTCAAAAGAACGTATTAGCCCTCTGGTCAGAGTTACTCCGGTGCTTCGTAAAATCATCGGCGATACAAAACAGAAAAGCTCAAAAGAAACCATCCTTTATAAATCTTTTACCGGCGGGTTTCTGGCTCTCGCTGGTGCTGGTAGTCCCGATAACCTTGCACGCCGACCAATCCGTGTACTCCTGGCAGATGAGGTGGATAAATACCCGATTACTCGCGAGGGGGATCCTATTGCTCTGGCAGAGGAGCGAACGGCGACATTTGGCCTTACATGGCTCTCTGTACGAGCTTGTTCTCCGACAGTAGAGGATGAAAGCCGAATTGCTGACAGTTATGAGGAGTCAGATCAGCGACGAGCTTCTGTAGTCTGTCCCCATTGTGGCCATCGTCAGTTTCTTGACTTCTTTAAGCATGTCCAGTGGCCAAAAGACGGCGATAAGCACCTGACAAAATCGGCGATGATTCACTGCGAATGCTGCGGTGCTGGCTGGTCTGAGGGTGAGAGACTCCGGGCATTGCAGACTATACGCTGGCATCAAACCAAGCCGTTTGAATGTTGTGGATCCCGTCATTCACCATTAATGGAATATGACCAGAGATGGCATGAAAACGATGATGGTAGCGTTGATGCAGTATGGCGCTGGTCAGAATCAGAGCGGCATGCTGTGTATCGGGCCATCTGCCCGGACTGCGGAGCCGAAGCGCTGGATAACCATCATGCTGGGTATCAGGCATCAAAGCTTTTTAGCCCATGGCAAAAAGACAAGCCATCGGATATTGCGAAGAAATACCTTGATGCTAAAGGGGACCCCGACAGGGAGCAGGCCTGGTGGAACACCCAAATGGGATTGCCGCATAGGCCTAACCACGGGAAACTGCTACCGGTTGATGTCTTGCTATCGCGTCGCGAAGTTTTCCCTGCTCCTGTTCCTGACGGAGTTGCGCTGTTAACTGCTGGGGTGGATACGCAGGATGATCGCTTCGAAATCACTATTACCGGATGGGGTAGAGACGAGGAGTCCTGGTCAGTAGCGCATGACGTCATCTATGGAGATCTGGAAACAGATGAGCCATGGAAGCGACTTGATGCGTATCTGAGGCAAATCTGGCGCCGGGCTGATGGCCGAGGCTTGAATATCATGGCGACATGCATGGACTCAGGCGGCCATCACACCCAAAAGGTTTACGAATTTGCTAAAGAGCGTCTGGGGCGTCGCGTCTGGGCAATCAAAGGTGAATCCGCTCAGGGCGGTAAGCGTAATCCAGTCTGGCCAACCAAACGACCTTCGTCTAAAAGCAAAGCCAGCTTCCGCCCGATTATGATTGGCGTGAACTCTGCGAAAGATGTTGTTCGTGGTCGTCTGCATCTTGAACCGCCGGCTTTAGGCGTTGCAGGCGCTGGATATATGCACTTCCCGGATGATCGTGACCTAGGATATTTCAACCAGCTACTGGCTGAGCGACTGGTTTACAAAGTGGTGGCCGGGCAGCGATTCAGTATCTGGGAGCCTATTCCCGGTAGGGCAAACGAAGCGCTCGACTGTCTTGTTTATAGCTATGCCGCTCTGTGTGGTCTCAAGCATATGGGGTTAAAGCTCAACGTTCGGGCCGCAAACCTCGAAGCCAACCCTGAGAAATTCTTACCGCCGCCATCCGTGCCAGAAGAAAAAATCAGTTACGAACTACCCGGGGCAGTTGTTGATGAACCTGCCACCGTCAAGCGTAAGAAAATCTCTAAACTCCTGCCGCAATAAGGAAAACCATGTTCAACCGGAATACCAGTCTGCTGGCTGGCTCAATGACTGATGAGCAGCTCAGGGATGCCCTGCAGAAAGCTCAGCAGGCATATATTGATTTAACAACCGGGAGTCGCGGTGTTTCATTTTCCTATTCGCAGGGAGACGGGACACGGTCGGTATCTTATCAGCAAAGCTCCCTGGCTGACCTGCTGGCGCTGATTCAGTTACTACAGGCTCAGTTGGGTATCGTCGCCAGACCACGGAAGCCAGTGAGGTTTCGATTCTGATGAATAAAGTGCAAATTCTTGGTCCGGATGGTACTCCGTATCGTTCCGCACGGCCCAGCATGCTCACAGGTGGTAGTCGGATACCCTATGACGCTGCTGATTCGTTCAGTGATCAACTGGCGAACTGGCAACCGGCGTTATGGTCTCCGGACAACGAAATAAATATTTATCGCGATCGCATTGTTTCCCGTGCGCGTGATTTGGTTCGAAATGACGGTTGGGCATGCGGCGCCATTACGCGTCTCCTGGATAATGCTGTTGGTGCTAATTTCCGGCCTATTATGAAACCCGATTATCGGGTGCTACGTATGGTCACCGGGAATAAGGCCTTTGACTCTACGTGGGCTGAAGAGTATGGAAAAGCGCTGGAGGCCCACTGGCGCACGTGGGCCTATGACACTGGCCGATACTGTGATGTTGAGCGCAAGCTAACCATCCCTCAGATGCTTCGCCTGGCCTTTAGGCACAAGCTTATTGATGGTGATGCGCTGCTTCTTCTCCAGTACCGGCCTGACAGATTAGGTCCGGGAAGAGGGCGTTACGCTACCACAGTTCAGGTCGTCGATCCCGACAGACTTAGCAACCCTCAGCAGAATTTCGACATGCCAAATATTCGCGGCGGTGTCGAAATTGATGAAGACGGCGCGCCAGTGGCTTATCACATTCGTGAAGCGCATATCGGCGACTGGTGGAGCGGCGCCAAAACTATGACATGGCGGCGCATACCCAGGGAAACCTCCTGGGGTCGCCCGCATGTTGTTCATGATTTTGACCATGAGCGAGGTGCTCAGCATCGTGGTAACGGTATCCTGACGCCGGTTGTTCAGCGTCTGAAAATGCTTGTTAAGTATGATCAAAGCGAACTGGAAGCCGCCATTCTGAATGCCATTTTTGCCGCCTATATCGAGTCACCTTATGACTCGGAAATGGTTCAGGCAGCGATGGGAGAAAATTTTGATGACTCCAGTCTTGGGGCTTATCAGGACGGCCGCATTGAATTTCACAATGATCGTCGACTGACTCTGCAAAACGGCGCAAGAATGCCGATTCTTTACCCCGGCGAAAAAATCACGACAGTGAATGCTGCCCGCCCTTACAGCAACTTCGAAGTCTTCGAATCAGCAGTGTTGCGTAACTTTTCTTCCGGCACTGGGCTTTCACCTCAGCAGGTAACGCAGGACTGGTCAGATGTTAACTATAGCTCCGCACGTTCTTCACTGCTTGAAGCATGGAAAACGCTAACCAGGCGACGTGATGATTTTTCCATGGGTACCGCTCAGCCTTTATTGACGGCCTTTGTTGAAGAAGTCCACGACAATGAGGATTTGCCTCTGCCATCTGGCGCCCCAGATTTTATCGACGCTCGCGCAGCATATTCCCGCGCGCGCTGGATGGGGCCTGGTCGCGGTTGGGTGGATCCGGTTGCAGAGAAAAAAGGCGCCATTCTTGGTCTGGATGCAGGTCTATCAACGCTTGAAATTGAAGTGGGTGAAAACGTCGGCGAAGACTGGGAGGAAGTGCTTGATCAGCGTCAGCTGGAGATTGAGTCATGCCTGAAGAGAGGGCTTCCACTTCCTAGCTGGGCGCAGGCTGATAAGTTCGCCAACCAGACTATTACCGATCCGGAGGAAAAGTGAATCTACCTCATCTGGCCCAGCGATTATTTAATACGCCGCTGGCGCTACACCCGAGTAAAGCCGAAGTCATTATGGCATCCGTGATGGATCGGTTTGGTATCACCAAAATCGAATCGTCTCTGGCGATGGATGATGACTGGTACAGCTTCGATGACAACCGCGGGCGTGAATCACGGAACGACCCCGGCTATGAGAACGTACTGGGTATTGCAGTTATTCCTATCAGCGGAACGCTGGTGCAGAAGCTAGGCAGTCTGCGCCCTTATAGCGGCATGACCGGTTATGACGGGATCCGTCAGGCATTTCTCACTGCCATGGAAGACCAGGATGTTTCAGGTATTTGCCTGGACATTGACTCGCCCGGTGGTGAGGTCGCGGGTTGTTTCGACCTGGTTGATGTTATTTACAGCTCGCGAGGGAAAAAGCCTATTCATGCCATTCTGACAGAAAGCGCTTATTCCGCCGCCTACGCTATCGCCAGCGCAGCTGACCATATTTCTGTTCCGCGAACCGGTGGAGTGGGATCGATTGGTGTTATCACCATGCATCTCGACTGGACGCAGCGAATTAAAGATGACGGGCTGAAAGTGACCATTATTACTTTCGGCAGCCGTAAAGCGGAGGGATCGCCATTGCGCGAACTTTCTGAAGAGGCGTTCAATGCCATCCAGCAGGATATTAATGCCATGGGGGAATTGTTCGTAAATACCGTCGCTAGGAATCGTGGCATAAGCGCGAAGGTGATTAAAAGTACTCAGGCCGCCTGTTTTATGGCTGCTGATGGTGTGGACCTTGGACTGGCTGATGAGGTATGTCCTCCAGATGCTGCGTTCAGACATTTACTTGAAAAGACAGGAGCCTGAAATGGCAAAGAAAGCGTTTAGTTTTGCTCATCTTCTCGGACGTGGCACGTCGGCATCTGAAGAAGATGAAGATAAAAAAACCAAAAAATCTAAAGCCCGTCGCGCTGAAGAAGACGAACGTGACGATGACGCCGAAGACGACCCGGATAACGATGCGGAAGAAGAAGACCCTGAAGAAGACGCCGAAGATGATAGCGATGATCCGGACGTTTCCGAAGAAGACGATCCGGACGATGATGGCGATGATGACCGCAAAGAAAGCAAAGCAGTGAAAAATGCACGCATTGCCGAGCGTAAGCGCTGTGCTCGTATCTTCGGCAGTAAGCATGCTGCAGCGAACCCGGCGCTGGCCGCATCGCTTGCTTTCAATACAGGGATGAGTTCTGCTGCCGCTATCAATGTACTGGCTTCTACGGCGCCAGCATTTCAGCCCCAGAGCGCCCGTAAGCGCACTCTCGATCAGCGTATGCAGGAAAGCCATAACGTTCGACTCGGACAAGATGGCGAAAATAAGCCCGGCGGTAAATCGGCACTGGTAAGCAAAATGACCAGTCTCTACAACTCCACCAAAGGAGAGAAATAATGGATCAGTTTGGTCAGAATCAGTTCGCTCCGGGTATGAAAAGCTCTCTGTTCGTTCCCGATCAGCTTGTTGTCAGCACTCTTCAGCTGGTTACCGATTCCGGAACCATTACCGGCGGTACTTTTCTGCGCGGTACTGTTCTCGGCAAAATCACCGCTAGTGGCAAATACACGCAAAGTGTAAAAACTGCCACTGACGGCAGCCAAAACCCGGTAGCAATCCTGGTTGATAACGTCGACGCCTCAACCACGGATCAAAACGGCGGTCTGTACCTCATGGGTGAGTTTAATCAGAACCGTATCGTTTACGATAATACCTGGACCGTTGCTGACCTGAAATCTGCGCTTCGTCCGCTGGCAATTTTCCTGAAAGACAGCCTTCAGGCGCCAGTCGCCGCTTCCTGATTTACCCTCTCGCTACCTGACCTAATGCTTTAACTGGCAGGGGCTAACTCATTCCAATCTTTGCCAGCGTAATGCTGGCATTATCATGAGACTGAATATGGACAATATTTTTGATACCAGTGTGCTGGTTCAGGTAGTTCCCAACCTGCTGACCAGCCAGAACTGGCTGCTCGATCGCTTCTTTCCTAACGTAGTCACCTACGAAACTGAAGAAGTGGCCATCGACGTTGATGTTGGTCTTCGCCGTATGGCTCCATTTGTTTCACCTCTGGTCGAAGGTAAAGTGGTAGAGAGCCGTAAATACCAGACTAATACCTTCAAGCCCGCGTACATTAAAGATTTGCGGGCGCCGGATCTCCGCAAACCGATTCGCCGCATGATCGGTGAGCGTATCGGTGGCGAATATACTGCTGGCGAGCGTGAAATGCTTAACCTGCAGTTCGAAATGGCTGACCAGATTGACATGATTCACCGTCGTCTGGAATGGATGGCCTCAAGCGCGCTGGTTTCCGGTACGGTTACCGTAGTCGGCGAAGGGTATGAAACCAAAGTGGTAAACTTTGGCCGAGCTTCAGACCTGACAATCACGCTGAGCGGCTCGGATAAATGGCCTCAGTCCGTAGCGGCCGGGGCCACCAATACTCAGCCGTCTGACGACATTGAAGAATGGCAGACGCTAATTCTGAAGAACTCCGGTGCTGTGCCAACCGACCTCGTTTTCACGAACAAGTCATGGCGTGCGTTCCGTCTGGATACCACTATCAAAGACAACGCCATCACCTTCCCGAACATGAACCCTTACGGCAACCAGATCAACCCTGGCGCCCAGATTAATAAAGGGGCGGTCTATAAGGGTCGGTGGGGTAACTTCGACCTGTGGTTGTATAACGACTGGTATATCGACCCGACCGATAACGTCGAAAAGCCGATGATCCCCGATGGCGCTGTCATTATGAGCGGTGCCGACCTGATGGGGACGCGTGCTTTTGGCGTTATCCTGGATCCGGAGTTCAACTATGGCCCGCTGGCCTATGCGCCTAAATCCTGGGTTAACAAAAACCCAGCACAACGTCTCATCCTGATGCAGTCCGCGCCGCTGGTTATCCCAAGCCGTGTGAATGCGTCGCTTTGCGCCATGGTGGTCTGATATGGCTAAAGAAACGAAATCTTCGGTCATGGATGACCTGAACGACGGCGGGACCGGAATTGACGACCTTAATGCTGAGGGGGCGGGCGCCGATGGCGTAGATACCGGTGATCAGCAGTATAACGGAGATGTTGCAGATTCATTCGGTGGTGATGAGTCAGGCAACGAAGAAGGAGCACCGCCTGAGTATGTTGTGCTCAAAGGCAACTGTATCCGTCATGACGGCGTTGTGTACCGGGAAAATACGCGCATTCTGGTATCTGGTGATGACGCTGCTCGCTTGCTGGCTGCTGGCGTTATTGCTGATATTCAGGTTCTGCGCCAGCGTTTACTCTCTGCGGCCCCGGCGGTTAGCGTTACTTCGGAGTAATCACTATGGGCGTGGACTGGGATTTACATCTTTTGAGTCCGCTTCATGGTGTCTTTGGTGATGAGCATGAGTACCGACCTAAAGTCGGTGCTCCATTCACGATTAACGGAATTTTTGACCGCGGGTATTCCCAGGTAGATGAAAATCTTGATGGGGATTCTGTGATTAACACCTCTAGTCCAATGCTGGGTGTTCGTGATGCTGAATTTCGGCGTCTTGGGAAGCCTCAGCCAGAAGTATCCGATCGGGTATTCATTAAAACTGTGGGTGGTCACGTCATTAATCAGTTATTCGTGGTGTCCAATATCAACCCTGACAGCCATGGCGGATCTCGCCTGGTTTTGAATGTGGTGAAATCACGATGAATGCTTCAGCTATTCGCACTATGGTGGTTGCAGCCCTTGTCGGTCATACCGATGCGGGCGACCGCGTTTATTCTCCGCGAGACTGGCCAACCTCATCGGCGATTTATCCTGCGCTGTTGGTGCAGACACCTTTTGACCACAAGAAAGCGCTTGGGCGTAATACGCCAGCCTTCACCACGGTAACAACCGTTCGTATTACTGGTCGTGTCCAGGAATATGATGGTGAAACTGATGATGATGGCGCTATGCGTGCTGAAACAGCCCTGGAAAATTTGCGAGAGCAGGTTGAGAGGGCTGTTATCAATAGCTATGAACTCACCAGGAAAATCCAGAAGTACGCGGAAGTGCGATCAACGATAAATGTTGATGCTGACGGTGAGGCGCATATGGGGCAGTTATTGTTTGAAATCGACATTGAGCATTATCAGGGGCCGGAAGATTTTTATCCTGTTGACCCGCCTCCGTTCGAAGGGGTCGATATCACTATAACCATGCCTGACGGTACGCCGCGTCCGGGAACCAGTATTAACCTTCAGGAGTAATCCATGTTTGTAAAACCTAAAGATGGGCTCAGCGTGCGCTGCCCTGTCCGGGGCGAAGCATTGCCCAAAGAAGGCGCTGACGTGCCGGATAATACATTCTGGCGCCGCCGACTGAAGGATGGCGACGTAATCCCGGTTCAGGAAAAAGGTGTGAAGAGCACCACTCAAAAAGAGGGCGACAGTAAATGACCGTTCCGTTTTCACGCGTCCCCAGTAACCTCCGGACGCCGTTGTTTTACGTGGAGTTTGACAACTCCATGGCCAATACCGCTACGGCAACCCAGCGCACTCTGCTGATTGGGCAGATGCTGTCCAGTGGGTCAGCTGTGCCCAATATCCCTGTTAAAGTTTCCTCCCCGAATGGAGTTGGGGACCTGAGTGGCAAAGGTTCTCAGTTGCATGGAATGATGACGGCGTATCAAAAGAATGATACCGCTGCAGAAGTCTGGATCCTGCCTCTGGCGGATGACTCTGAATCTATGACAGTTGCTAAAGGGACTATTAAAGTCACCTCGCAGGCTTCTGAGACTGGTGTTATCTCGCTCTATATCGCCGGGATCCGCGTGCAAATGACCGTCCTGGCAACTGATACGCCAGTACAGATTGCCGCAGCGATGGTAGCAGCCATTTCCAAGAAAACTGATCTGCCGGTTACTGCTGCCGTAAAATCTGACGCCACTGATACCGTCGAGCTTACCGCAAAAAATGCTGGGCTTTTGGGTAATGGCATTGATATTCGCCTTAACTATCTCGGTACGCAGGGGAGTGAGGTTACTCCGGCTGGCTTGACTCTCACGATCACGGCAATGTCTGGTGGCGCAGGTGCTCCTGATTTTGTCGATGCACTCGGCAATCTTCAGGATAAAACCTTTGACTTTATCGTTAACCCCTACGACGACACCGCATCTCTTGATGCGATGAAGGCGTTTCTTAACGATGCCTCTGGCCGCTGGGCGTGGGATAAACAACTTTATGGCCACGCCTTCGGTACTACGTCTGGAACTTATGCCGAACTGGGAACGAAGGGTGAGGCGCGTAATAACCAGCACGAAACATTACTGGGAGTTTATCGTTCTCCAACGCCACGTTACATCTGGTCAGCGGCGCTGGTTGGGGCTATTGCTCCGAGCCTGCGTAATGATCCTGGTCGTCCTCTGCAGAGCCTGCCAATTTATGGTGTTCTGGCACCAGATTTGTCAGACCGGTTTGAGCTGACCGAGCGCAATAACCTTCTGTATAGCGGTATTTCAACGTACACCGTCGCTGATGATGGGACTGTCAACGTTGAAAACGTCATCACCACCTATCAGAAAAACAGCTACGGCGACGAAGACGATAGCTATCTTCAGGTAGAAACGTTGTTCAGCCTGATGTTCGTCACGCGTTATCTTCGCACCGCCGTGACCAGTAAATTCGGGCGAATGAAGCTGGCCGCCAATGGAACCCGTTTTGCACCTGGGCAGCCGATTGTCACGCCTAATATCATCAAGGCCGATCAGATCGCTGAGTACCAGACGCTGGTGTTTAACGGCTATGCACAGGATGCCGAAGCGTTCGCGAAAAATATTATCGTTGAACAAAACGCATCAAATCCGAACCGCGTCGATGTGTTGTGGCCGGGAACCCTGATCAATCAGCTGCGTATCTTTGCGCTGCTTAACCAGTTCCGCCTGCAGGCTGAATCAACAGGAGCTTAAGTCATGGCTGATACTTCTAACCGCATTGCCGGTACTGCCTATGTCACCGTTAACGGTGTATCGGTCATGGTTGAAGGCTCGTTCAAATACCAGCCCTCAACGGTAAACCGTACCACGCTGACCGGAATGGATGGCGTACACGGTTATAAAGAAAAGCCTGTTGCGCCGTACATTTCCGCCCGCCTGCGCGATAGTGGCGGCACAAATGTGCAGGGCTTTAACAAACAGACCAATGTCAACGTCATCGCGGAACTGGCGAATGGCAAAACAATCATTGGCCGAGGGCTCTGGACGGTAAACGTCCAGGAAGTTGAAAGCGAAGATGCAGTGTTTGATGTTCGCTGGGAAGGGTTTGAGGTCACGGAGAACTAAAATGGCTGAATTAGAACGTACGAAAATCATTGTTCTTACAACGCCTCTTGAAGATGCGGCACAGAAAACGCGATATGAGCAACTTGAGCTTAAAGCGCCGACACTGAGCCAGGCTGAGCAGTTTTACGAAAAACAGTCTTCTTCAACCTCTCTTGCGGCAATGCGCTTACTTATTTCTCTGGTATCAGACACCCGCGAAAGCGTGCTGCAGCCGATGGACTTTATCGACTTCCGCAAGTGCGAGGTTTATCTGCTCAGTTTTTTGACCTGGCAGCCCTGACAGCATGGCAGGAACTTGCTGCTGAAGTGACATTTTATTTCCGCTGGACTGAGGACAGGGCGTGGGGCATGACCTACTCCCGTCTGAAGTGGTGGGTATCACAGGCCTCAAGGATTAACAAAATCAGGAAATCTTCACGCGATGAGTAACTCTTTTGATTTTGAACTGGTGGCCGGTGATCATGTCAGCGAAGCAATAGCACAGATCGACGAGGCTGTTCGCAACCTTGAACCCCAACTGGAGAAAACCCGACAGGGCTTGCAGTTAGGTGGGCAGGAGACGATTGATGGGCTGAACGGATATAATTCCAGGCTGGATATTATGGCCCGGACTGCACGCGATAACGTTCAGTTTATTGGCGACATGATCCCCCCCATGAAAATAGTGGGAGAACTGGCAGGCAAGTTGGCTAGGCTGGGGCTGGCTGGTGGAGTTATCGGTACTATCGGTGGCGCTGCATATGCGACAGGTAAGCTTGCAGAAAGCTACCGGGAAGCAGCCAGAGGCGCTTATGACCTGAACACGCATGCGCAAAATACTGCTATGAGTGTTCAGGACTTTTCCCGACTTTCCGGGGCCCTGCAGCTTGTAGGGGCTGACAGTGAAAGTGCTGCATCTTCTATCGAGGGAATTTTCAAGTCTCTCAACGAAGCAAATAGCGGTAAAAATGCGGGTGTCATGGCTGCAATGGCACAGATTGGCGCCCAAATTGAAAGAAATAATGATGGCTCTGTCAACACGCTAAGGACACTTGAATCCATCGCAAGGATTTTCCCAAAACTTCGGCCTGATCAACAAAAGTCTTTTGCCGATGCGATGGGTTTAACACCTGAAATGCTGACGCTCATGCGTGAAGGCGCAAAATATGCTGCTCTTCTGGCAAAATCGGATAAGGTGGGATTGACGGTGGATCCCGCCCTTAACCAGCAACTGACAAGCTTTGATGTTGCAGTCAAGGAAGCGAGCGCTTCCTGGGACGGATTCAAATCAAAGCTTGAACGTAAGGTTTATGCCGCTCTTGATACCAATGGCCTTACCGATATGGTGAATGGCTTTACGGATATGCTGGCGAATAATTTCGACAACATTTCCATGGGACGGTTTGCTGGACAAAATAAAGGTGATGATTCAGAACTGATGCGCAGGGCTCTGGCAGACCCTGAATTTCATAAGAGCCTCAACGGGAATGAAAAAAACCAGTTGACTGCTGGCGTTATGACCGATGAGGCAAGGAAGAAATATCGTCAATATTTTTACAGTCAGGACCGTTCTAAGCAACTTCTTGACGATGTTAGTGCTATTACAAGACCTCAACCTGACAGAGGGCCTGTCATTTATAACCCAGATGGGAAAAACACTCTGGGATTTAGAAACCATAACCCAGGGAATTTAAGGGAAGCCTCAAATTCAACTGGGCGAAATCAGGGGTTTTCTACATTCGCCAGTGATAACGATGGGCTGGCAGCAATGGCTCGTCAGCTAATGCTTTATGGTGACCGTGGAAATAATACACCAAGAGGATTTATTCATACGTATGCCCCGCGATCTGAAAATAACACGCGTGCATATATTGACGATGTGACCTCAAGAACTGGGTATGGGGCCGATCAACGGCTTGACCTTCATAACCCAGAAGTCCTCAAGGCATTAATGGCTTCAATGATTCAGCACGAACAGGGCTCACAACCCTACTCGGAAGATCAACTGAGCAACGCTATTCAGTCTGCCATTATGGATGACCGTTGGTCTAGACTGAGAAGCCCGGAAAGGTTGACGCAGCAGCGCAGGGATATCATTTCTGGTGCAGGAGGTGGAGAAAGGTCTCCTTCCATACTGTCTCCTGGCGAAGGAGACGGAAATGTTAACGTGATTGCCGAAAATATAACTCGATCCCTTGCTGATGCCCTGGCTGAACAACCGTTAAAACTGGAAATAACCATGATTAACGATAAAGGAGAGAGGAAAACCTATAAAGTAGAAAATAATGGGAAAATTACTACTCCCATGAATTATTAACATATAACCGCCTGTGCAGGCGGTTTTTTATTTCCGGAGGATTGATGGCAATCATTCAGGATGCGATCACATCCCTGATGGGGGGAGATACGGTTGATGACTGGCAAAGTCAGCTTCGACCATGCTCCTTCCGTGGCGTCCCCTTTGCCATCATCAGTGAAGAGGGGAGTCACGGACGCCGTCAGGCAGTGCATGAATACCCTTACAGGGATACCGCCTGGATAGAGGACATGGGGCGAGGAACTCGTCGTTTTGTCCTCAAAGGGTTCCTCGTTCAGGATAGTCTTATTTACGGTGGTGGAGATGCCATATCCCAGCGGATAGCATTGATCGCCGCTTGTGAAACCAAGGGCAGCGGGACGCTAATTCATCCCACGCTTGGTGAGATGACTGTTTCTGTTCCTGAAAATGGCCTAAGGAAGGTGCGAATAAGCAGGTCATTTCTTCCCAAGCTGACTCGCTGATTAAAATTTCGCGGATCTGGGCCGATTTTTTTCCCGCAAACACATCGAATCAGCCTATTTAGGCTATTTTTTCCACCATTTCTGGCGTTATTTCCGGTTTTTACTGAGATCTCTCCCACTGACGTATCATTTGGTCCACCCGAAACAGGTTGGCCAGGGTGAATAACATCGCCAGTTGGTTATCGTTTTTCAGCAGCCCCCTGTATCTGGCTTTCACGAAGCCGAACTGCCGCTTGATGATGCGAAACGGGTGCTCCACCCTGGCACGGATGCTGGCTTTCATATATTCGATGTTGATGGCCGTTTTGTTCTTGCGCGGATGCTGCTTCAAGGTTTTTACCTTGCCGGGACGCTCGGCGATCAGCCAGTCCACATCCACCTCGGCCAGCTCCTCGCGCTGTGGCGCTCCTTGGTAGCCGGCATCGGCTGAGACAAATTGCTCCTCTCCATGAAGCAGATTACCCAGCTGATTGAGGTCATGCTCGTTGGCCGCGGTGGTGACCAGGCTGTGGGTCAGGCCACTCTTGGCATCGACACCAATGTGGGCCTTCATGCCAAAGTGCCACTGATTGCCTTTCTTGGTCTGATGCATCTCCGGATCGCGTTGCTGCTCTTTGTTCTTGGTAGAGCTGGGTGCCTCAATGATGGTGGCATCCACCAAAGTGCCTTGGGTCATCATGACGCCTGCTTCGGCCAGCCAGCGATTGATGGTCTTGAACAATTGACGGGCCAGTTGATGCTGCTCGAGCAGGTGGCGGAAATTCATGATGGTGGTGCGATCCGGCAGGGCGCTATCCAGGGATAATCGGGCAAACAGGCGCATGGAGGAGATTTCGTACAGGGCATCTTCCATGGCACCGTCGCTCAGGTTGTACCAATGCTGCATGCAGTGAATACGCAGCATGGTCTCCAGCGGATAGGGCCGTCGGCCATTGCCCGCCTTGGGATAAAACGGCTCGATGACAGCGGTCATATTCTGCCATGGCAGAATATGCTCCATGCGGGAGAGGAAAATCTCTTTTCGGGTCTGACGGCGCTTAGTGCTGAATTCACTATCGGCGAAGGTGAGTTGATGGCTCATGATGTCCCTCTGGGATGCGCTCCGGATGAATATGATGATCTCATATCAGGAACTTGTTCGCACCTTCCCTAAGCCTTTCCGGAGATATGAAGAGTGGGAGAGTATTTGAGTTCACCCTGACACTCATTGAGTCCGGCATTAAAGTATTTGCTATAACCGGTAGTAGTGCATCATCAAAAACGGTTAAAACAAACTACCTGAAACTGGTAAGCACTACGGTTCTTAGTACCATTGCACGTGTTAAAGCTGAAATGCGTGGGGTTAGCCAGGCAATAAAAACAATAAAAAGTACGATAAGTTTTTGGTCAAATATGGTTAACAGCACCATTAATGAAGTGACAAATATCAGTAGCGTGCTGAAATCAACATTTGGTAATGAGCGATATGGTCGATATAGCAAAGGCACTGTAGGCGGCTCATCATCTGGATTGACGGGTGGAACATCTGCAGATGATGCGGAAGATTTTCAGTTATTATCTGATCAGGTATCTGCTCAGGCCATTATGGACAGACAGGGAATTACTGACGCCGCTACTACGCTGAATAACTCAACAACTATTGATGATTTTATCCAGCGTACAGCCGACTTAATTAATTATATTCTCAACTGCACCGGAGGTATTAACGAGCGTATTACGGCACTGGAAAAGCTGGCAAATGCAACCAGCACCGAATATCAGAATTCGACTTCAAGCGCCGACATTGCACAGACCGTTAATACTCTGATTATCGTCTTATGCAGTGCTGCTATGGCTACAGCGGCATCAGATTCCAACCCTACCAGCCGCGATGAAGCGGAGCAAATAACCCAGCGTGTAGCTAACCAGCTTGATGCTGCGCTTCTGGTTGCTGGTGACAGAGCCGATGATGATTTATACGGTGAGTTGTTGCTGGTCAGATCTTCATTTCTTGAGGCTATGTCAGCCATTTCTGGTGGTTTGAGCGAGTTAATGCAATTTAATTCAGCCCAGCCTCTTCCTGCGCTTACTCTCGCCAGCCGCCTATACCAGGATGCTTCCAGAGCCGACGAGCTGATTCAGGAGTCCAGTGTTCCCCATCCGGCATTTATGCCTGTTTCGATGAAGGTATTACGGCAATGAGTGACGATCTGGATACGGTTAGGTTAACGGTAGGCAATAAAATAATAGAGGGATGGGATTCAGTTCGTGTTACCAGAAGCATAGAGCGATTCCCGTCTGATTTTAGTCTTGGGCTAATGGACTATTACCCGGGGACTAATGATAAGCAACTGGTGCAGGAGGGACAGTCCTGCGAAGTGCGCATCGGTAATGATCTGGTCCTGACGGGCTATGTTGACAGCTGGGAGCCGTCAATTACTCGATCCAGGCATGAAGTACAGGCGAACGGGCGCAGCAAGTGTCAGGATCTGGTGGACTGCTCTGCAGAGTGGCCAAACAATGTCATCAACCAAAGTGATGCGCTGAGTATCGCTTCCCGTCTGGCCTCATGGTATGGCATCAGCGTTTCCTGCGATGTTAGTGATCTGGTTAATGTACCTCAGTTCACAATTAACTGGGGGGAGTCTCCGCAGGAAATAATTGAGCGAGTAACTCGCTGGTCTGCGCTGCTTTATTATGACCTTCCGGACGGTAACCTGTTTCTCACGCGAGTGGGAACCCGTCGCGCGGCCAGTGGTGTTGCTGAAGGGGAAAACATAGAGCAGGCATACTACCGCGCTGATATGTCGGAAAGGTTTTCTGACTATGTTGGCATCTCAATGAGTGTTTCACCAATAGCTGGGTTTTCGCCTGATACTGCTTATGACTCAGTGACTCTGGCTACCGCGCGCGATCCGGAAGCGGCAAAAATGCGCTATCGAAAGCGTATCGTTATCGTTGAAAGCACCCTGATGGCGTCTCAGCAGGCACAGCGCGCGATTGACTGGGAGATGAACAGGCGTTATGGACGCTCAAAGCAATTAAGCGTCACGATAGATAGCTGGCGGGATAAAGCCGGGAAGCTATGGGAGCCAAATACGCTGATACCCGTAAATATTCCCACGCTAAAGCTGCCTAATACCGAGTTGCTGATTGCCGACGTAACATTTATGCGCGACAGCGACGGCACCCATGCCAGGCTAACTCTAATGCCTCCAGAAGCGTTTGCCGTTCAGCCTTACGCTTTCTACCAACAACTTGCAGGATTCAACCAATGAGCAAGTTTCGCCATTTTGCTAACCGTATCGCCAGCATGCTGGGTGTGGGTAGAATTACTGCGATGAAAGATGATGGCGGAACACAGTCCGTGCAGTATCAGACACCTCTGGAAGTTGCCAGCGCCCACAGGCTCGCAGAGTTTGGCTTTTCCTCCGGTCTTCCTGCCGGTACTGACGTTGTACTCGCATTCCTGGGTGGCGATCGCTCTAATCCAGTGGTCATTGCAACCAACCATCAGGGATACCGGCATTCAGGACTAAAGTCAGGTGAGTCGGTGATGTATAACCAGTGGGGCCTGAATATCCTGCTGACGGAAGATGGAGTTTTCATTGATGCTAAGGGTAAAAACGTAGAGGTTAATAATGCCACTACCGTCACTATTAATGCCTCTGATTCCATCCTTGCCAACACGCCGATGTTTAAGTGCACCGGCGACATTGTAGACAACTGCAATTCAAACACCAAAACCGTAAAACAACTGCGTGACGCCTACAACATTCACGATCATGACGTGAAAGAGGTTCAGTCAGGTGAAAGCACTGTCACCAGTGAAAAAACCACAGAGAAGGTATCTGATGAGTGATATTTCATCCTTCTGGAATATTGATGAGATGCAGGCCGACTGGCAGGAGAATTTCGGTATTCTCACCTCTGACAATGACATGCATACCGCCGTGCTGATCAGCCTTTTTACCGATGGGCTTGCGCGCGCAGATGACCCATATGAAGGGACTGATCGCCGGGGATGGTGGGGCGATCTGGGTAACGAGAAAACAATCGGTTCACGTCTGTGGTTGTTGCGGAGAGAAAAACTGACCCGCGACGTAGCTATGCGTGCAGAGCAGTATGCTGAAGAAGCGCTGGCATGGATAAAAAGTGACGGAATCGCCAGGGAAATACAGGCGACCTCAGAAATAGTTTTTCCAAACAGGCTGAATCTTATCATCCGTTATCTTCCCCCGGACGGCGACTGGCAAGAATTCAAATTCTTCTGGTTATGGGAGCAACTGAACAATGCCATTTAAAAGAAAAACGCTTAGTGAGCTGAGAACGGAAAATCAACAGTTCATGCAGGCGGAACTGGAGAAGGTCGGGGCCCTGCTGCGGTTCGGAAATTTGAAGGTGCTGGCGGATATGGACGCTGGCATGGCGCATTTGCATTATGCGTATCTGGATTATATTGCCCGGCAATGCACCCCCTTTACATCGACAGATGAATGGCTTGCTGGATGGATGGCGCTTAAACAGGCCTACCGTAAAGCAGCTACCGCGGCTCGATCTCCTGAAGCGCAAATCAAAGGCACATCAGGGAGGACATTAGATGCAGGTGCAGTAATTAATCGCGCGGATGGGTATCAGTACACGACTGATGCTGGTGTAACGATCGGCAGCTCTGGTACGGCAACCGTTGCTGTTACCGCTGTATTACCTGATATCGCCGAGGATGTCACTGGAGGTGGCAGCCTGGGAAATGCTGATGCCGGTACCATCCTGACTCTTGATGCGAATGTGTCTGGCATTGAAAGTACGGTCACGCTCATTCAGCCAGCCACCGGCGGCGCTGATATTGAAGATGAAGAGGATTTTCGCCAGCGCGGTCTTCTGTTGTTTCAAAATCCTCCGCAGGGTGGCAGCGATACTGATTATCGTACATGGGCTCTGGCAGTATCCGGTGTTACACGTGCATGGGTCCGCCGGAGAGGAATGGGTCCCGGTACCGTTGTGATTTACATCATGTGTGATGGAAACGACAAGACAAACCATGGGTTCCCGGTTGGCACGGATGGCGTATCACAACTGGAAGAATGGGGTGCAGTAAAGGCCACGGGCGATCAGGGAAGGGTAGCCGATTATATGTACCCACTTGCCCCTGTGACTTCCCTGAATTACATCTGTTCGCCTACTGAGCTGGTTATTGATTTTGAGATAAGCGGTATCTCTGATGCGAGTAGCACGACAACTGCTGCTATAGCTGACGCTATTGACAGTGTTTTGTTTGAATCTGCTGATCCTCTCGGAACAGGAAAAATCTATCTTTCAGACCTCAACCGTGCGATAGGGGACGTTTCAGGCACGGCTGGTTTTATTCTGGTCTCCCCATCTGCAAATATTGAGCCGGGAATAGGGGAGATGGCCGTTCGTGGCGAGGTGAACTATACATGAGCCTCTTCTCAACTGACGACTACCTTAAAGCGCTACAGGCACTAATCCCGTCAGGGAGAGCCTGGACAAGAGATAAAAACGCTGTGCAGACGGCAGTGCTTCGGGCGCTGGCAAGGAGTTTTCAACGTAGTGATAATGACGCTCAGGCTCTTCTTAGTGGCGCTTTCCCGAAGACAGCGACCATCATGCTTACTGACTGGGAAAATACGCTCGGATTACCTGATGATTGCTCCATTGGCGAGGTCGACACAATCGCCAAGCGACAAAATGCAATCGTCTCAAAATTAATAAGCACCGGCGGTCAGTCAAAAAGCTATTTCATCAGTATTGCTGCCGCAATGGGTTATACCATCTCAATTAAAGAATACCGACAGGCGCGAGCGGGATTATCAGTTTGTGGTGATGGGTTAAATGGTGATGACTGGCCATTTGTCTGGATGGTTGAAGGAGAGGAAACGAATATAACATACTCCCGAGTCGGGATAAGTTATTGCGGAGACCCATTACGTTCATGGGGAAACCGGCAGCTAGAGTGTCGCATTTCAGCGCTGTCTCCATCCTATACGCTTGTGAAATTCGGATATATCTATTTTGGCTTTAATGACGAAGGGGTGTATGAAGTCACCCCTGAGTTTGCAACTATTTTTGATATCGCCTCTGGATACATTTCAGGAAACTAACATTTAAAGGTTAATCATGAGAAAAGTTGGAAGTACTACAGATACTGCTGATGCTAATGGTGAATATACTAATGGCAACGTTGCTAATGGGATTTCACCGACCATTATCAATGCTGAAATGCTGAATACATTTCAGCGGGAGCTGGTTAATGCTGTTGAAGGTTCTGGCTTAACGCTGGATCCGAATGATGATGGGCAGTTATTGAAGGCCATTAAAAAAACCGCAGGTCTAATGTTAAATACTGTTGTATTTACTGACTCAGGAACTTATACGCCCACTGAAGGGACACGATATGTAATCGTAGAAGCTGTTGGTGGCGGAGGAGGTGGTGGCGGTTGTTCATCCACAACTAGCGATAATGCAGCTGTAAGTGGTGGTGGTGCTTCAGGTAGTTACATCAAAGCGAAATTTGACATTGCAAGTATAGGCGACACGGTAGAAATTACTATTGGCGCTGGTGGGGTTGGCGGTATAGGTGGGCAGGCTGGCGGTGCGGGAGGAGATACAAAATTTGGCGCGCTTGCAACTGCAACTGGTGGTAAGGGAGGAACATCCTCTACTAGCCCAGCGTCATCTGCTTTCATCGCCGTTGGTGGGGCACCAGGTTCTATACCTATTGGCGGAAATTTGATATCTTCCTTAGGAAGTCGCGGAGGGGCTGGCTTATTTTTTAACTCTTCAACTGGCGCCGTAGGTGGAGACGGGGCACCCTCTCAATACGGTGGTTCCGGAATTGGTTCTGGAAGTTCTGGAACTACCGGTACTAATGGTAGTGGATATGGGAGTGGTGGCGGCGGTAATGCCCGCCAGCCATCATCCGGCGCTGTTAATGGTTACGATGGCGCTAAAGGTATTTTAATTATTTACGAATACTCTTGATTAAGTTACATTTTGGTTTCATTTCTGATATTTTCTTGGAGAGTTTCAATGATGGTTTTTCTACAAAAAACCATGAGCATAACGCAATGGGAACTATAATAATAATAGATGTGATTATATTTAATGCAAAATTAACATTGAAATTCTGAGATATGATCTGTTGAATAGGGAAACCCCACAAATAAACTCCGTATGATATATCATGATTAATTTTAATTTTTATAATGGTTTGTATTGATGATATGTGAAGAATAATAAGGCATACTGATAAACACATAAGGAGTGAGGAAACTGCTTCGCTCTCAAATGCGAATTGACTTATAAACAATAAGGCTGGTATATAAGCATTAGTTCTGTAGTGATTTTTGTTTATTGCCAATAGAGAGCCGAGAGCAAAGCACGGAGCTAAGAGATAAATTGCATTATTGTCTGATGATGCAAATAACATACCTTTGTATGGCATAAACGGTTCAACTATTACTATGAAACATAATAGCGATGATAACCAACGTTTTTTACCCAAGCCAATTAAATATAAGAAAACTAAAGTAATATAAGCTAATACTTCATAGCGTATTGTCCATAATGAGCCATTTACACCGTATTTATTCTTTTCGAAAACTCCAGGGAGAAAGTACTGCGTTTCCAATGTTATATTCTTTAATACATATAAAATAGGTTGGTTTGATTTAAAGTATTCAATAACAGGGATATTTGTAAAAATAGGGCCAATTGCAAATGCTGTAATAATCACAACAAAAGCCAATCCTGGAAATACTCTAAGCACTCGCGATATAATAAATTGGGGAATTGATTTTCTCGTCAATAGGCTATTGGTGACTAAAAGTCCGCTTATGAAGAAAAAAATTTTTACGGCTAGACCTCCAGTCGTTACATAGCCAAAAGTATTTTTTACAGGATCCACTATTCCCCATTGTGGATTTAAAACAAATGAATGGTAAACGATAACCGATAATGATGCCAATAACCGGATAAAATCGAGGTTATTATTACCTTTGGTTATAATTTGACTTACTAAACGTCCTTTCATTTTATTCTCTAATTCAATTAAATAATCTCTGATTTTAACAGTTTTTCGGAGAATCATCCATGTCCTCAGAAGAGAGTCAATGAAGCCCTCTTGGATACAGCATTGTGCTAGCCCTATACCCCGTGAAGGTATGTTGGGAATTACAGAGGAAAAATGTAATTCACGACTATGATGAAATTACCATCAGGAAATTCTATGGCCCAAAGATATAACACCGGAAACCCACGCCCTTCAAACAGCATGAAGGACCTTAACGATAACGCCCTTGCATATGATGATTTCCTGAACAGCGAAGCCGACACGTTTGTTGATCGCATGGGAAATGCTCAGGATTCCCTGCGCGGGGAAAAGAAAAAAATGGCAGCAGCTGGCGCAGCTGTTGTAGAGGAGACACGGCAGAACCTGATCCCTCTCAGCCGGCAGTACTTGACCCTGGCTGCGGCACAGGCAGATATCGCTAATATACCAGTCAACTCGTTTACCTATGTCAGAGAACCATCAGGCAACGCATTAGCACTGGAATATCAGAATGTGGCCGGAGTTTTAACAGCCACAGGCCGTAAAATGCCTTCACGGGCATCAATGGTCATTGGTATTGTGGATTCGTGGGTTAATAACAACCTTTATCCATTTGATTCATTGTCATCGCCGAATGAAAACTCAGTATCAATGAATGTAGCTGCTGTAAGCACTATTGCATACCGAGAGGCTTACTCTGCTTTATTATCTCCTGCTGCAGCAGGGGATATTATCACTGTACGTTATAAATACAGCGGAACCGGAGGCGCCCCAACCATTGGATTAAAAACATCGCTGAACGGTACATTTGTGAGTAATCAGCCAACGCTGACCTCTTCAAATGACTGGCAGGAAGTGCAGCTTACCGCTACCGCAGCTACAGCAACGCTCCTGGCTATCGGGGTTAATACAAGGCTTGCAACCACTGTTCAGTTATCAATTATTGCCTACGCATCGAAAAAGAACGCTATTACCACGGCGATCCTTAACTCGCTGGATAGCATTTCCAGTTTAAATGGGAAGGTGCGTATTGGTTCTGTGGATTCGTGGGTTAATAATACCGGATATCCATTCTCTGTTTTCTCCCAGGCAAACAACAATCGTGTTAACTACGGTAATCCATCGGGTATTTACTCCGAAATGTATGCCGATATCGTCGTAGCATCCGGGGCAACAGTTGAGCTTAATTATGCCCTGAATATAACTTCCGGCAGGCTTTTTGCACGTTTAGCTAATGGTAGTGCATGGACTGGCGATGAAGTGCAATTATCCGGTGGGGGTGCTCGCCAGACAGTTAAGCTTGTTGCGTCAGCTGACACTAAGCAGCTTAAGCTGTACTCAAAAGCAGAGGTCTCTGCGGGCAGTATTTATGCAGAAGTAAACTATGGACAGAAGAATGCCCTGACTGAGCAAATAGATTCACTTTATGCCTCAGTCGCATCTGCGAATGCAATCCTTGCTATTCTGGCTCAGGATTCTACTTTTGACTCGTTCATTAAAAGTTCGCCTTATACCTATACGCTCTCTGATGCAGGTACTTCGTATAAGCAAATGCTTAATACAATCAATACTGTATCTGGTGCTTCAACTGTGAAGATGATGTACAAAATTGTATCATCCAATGCAGCACTGAAGATTCAGAGTCGTAATGGTAATGCGTGGGGGGCAAATGAAAAGGCTCTCATTGCAGACGGTAATTACCACGAAGTAGACCTAGCATTAGCATCGGGGCAGGTTTTCTCTGGGTGGGGTGTGTACTCAGCAGCAAAATCAGGTGGGTATCAGGCCGATGTTACGATGATTCCTATCTCTGCTGATGGGGTATTCTTCACTCCAGCAACCGCTATCCTGTACGGTTTGATGGCTTCTTCTGCTTCACTGGATAGCCGAGTGAAGGCTCTGGAAAGTGGACAGGTTACTGACCAAAATACGGATGTTATCTTCCCTTCATACTTCTACGCAGTGGATGGGCGCCCTCAGCGTTTCTATGGGGCGAACATGGTCAGTGGTGACAGACCTTGGCGTAACGGGGCAGACATCGTTCTTTCCAGTCATGGGTATGCTGGTAAGTCGGTACTACTTAAAGATGCAGTCCCTGACGCGATGATTATGCCTTCAGAAATTAATGGGCCAACACTGAACATCAATGCAAGGGCAGACGGCTCCGGAAATGTATTCCGTAAGAAAGCTGCATTCACCAAACTGGCGGCTACTCAGACCGGTAACGTGAAAGTCGCTACTATCATGGACTCACTTGGAGAACGTTGCGTTCCTTGGCTGTACTTCGCCCTCAATGCCACCGGTGCTACTTACGTAGGTGCTGGTTCCCGAACCACTCGTGGTATGACGGACGAGGGAGGTTACACCCTGCCGAACACACCAGCAGCAGGAATTCCATTTGACGGTCGTGGGGGTTGGACTACTTTCGACTATCTCGGAAAGACTCAGAAGACGAATTTCAGCCAACCTTTCCTGCGCGATGCGACGAGCACAGATTTTGCTGCATATCCGCAGTATTGCTACGACAAGGCGTGGTCCGGTCAGAGTTACGCAGAAAACCCAAACTTGTCCGCGTATCATATTTTCGACGTGACAGCATGGATGGCTGCGGCTGGAGTGAGCGCCAGCGATAAACTGGTGGTGGTAATTCAGCTGGGCTATAACGACCTCTACTACAGCTATACGCCGCAGCAGACCGTTGATGCCCAAGAATTCATGATTGCCAAATTCAGGGAGAAGATAGCGGATTCCCGTTTCGTTATTTCTCATCAGGCATTTGGCTGGTCAGGAGTCAGCGCACCGCAGAACTGGCCTGACTTTGCCAAATGGATAACGCAGAAGATCAGGAAGTTCGATAATCGCCTGAGCGAAAAAATAATTGTGGCGCCTGCATGGGCACAGCTGAGCTACAAATACGGAATGAACGAAACTATCACAGCAACCAGTGATACGGGCGTTCAGACTGTATCGTTACCTGACGATGTCCACCCCGGTGAGCTTGGGGGGGCACAGTGGGGCGATGCTCTGGTTGCTCCTGTTCTTGCAGCATGGAACTGGTAGAGAAGGGTCTTGATCTGCTCTTGCTTTAAAACTACTGTATATAAAAACAGTGTGCGCCGGGAGACCGGTAAAGATCAAGGGGTGAAAGTCCCCGACCATTGAAGGACCAGCAATCCACAGGGTCCCCGAGTCATGCGTTGTATACCGTGAGGTATGGGGCGAAGCGTTGACAGGGGTGTTGACAGGCCAGCCATTGAGCCACGAAATGTATATTAAATTCCCGGGTGCCGACGTTGTACTGTTTACGGAAGGCAACATCATAGGGTGCGTTACTGCGAGTGCCATATGGACCCGGCGGGGTCTGAGACCCTGGCATGTCAATACGATCTTTACGCGGGAACCGGGAGATCTCCCCTCTGACCATCTGCCAGTGCCGGAGATGGCCCGCACCGGGAAGGCGAGGAGCCGAAGCCGGTGATGTACGGAGAGGAGAAGTCGGACTCGCTCATAGTAGCTGCGAATCTGGCGAACAATCCGCAAGGAGCGGAGTCAGTGGAGCGAAGGAGCGGGGCCAAGGGAAACGCGGAACAGCCACACATGCGCCGGACGCAGAGCCGGGAAAGTATGTCACAGAGGCTGTCACGCGTGCGGGAAGCTGCGAAGCAGCGGAAGAAAGAACGGTTTACCGCATTGTTCCACCTCCTGACAGCAGAGGCACTGGAGAACGCATTCCTCTCCCTGAGCAGGAAAGCGGCTGCCGGAGTTGATGGTGTCAGGTGGAAGGACTACGCCGAAAACCTGAAGGTCAACATAGCAGATCTGCACCGGAGGCTTCATCAGGGCAGTTACAGGGCTCAGCCCGGCAGGCGGCACTACATCCCGAAAGCGGATGGAAAACAGCGCCCGCTCGGCATCGCCTCACTGGAGGACAAAATCGTCCAGTATGCGCTGGTTAAGATCCTGAATGCAGTCTACGAAAATGACTTTATGGGGTTTTCATACGGGTTCAGACCCGGGCGAAGCCAGCACAATGCGCTGGACGCACTGGCCACAGGGCTGGTTCGGACCAATGTAAACTGGGTACTGGATGCCGATATCAGTCAGTTCTTCGACAAGGTAAGCCATGAATGGCTAATCAGGTTCATAGAACACAGAATCGGCGACCAGAGGGTAATCAGGCTCATACGAAAGTGGCTCACAGCCGGGACCTCAGAGGAAGGAAAATGGCGGGCATCGGAGGAAGGCACCCCACAGGGTGCGGTTATCTCGCCGCTGCTGGCAAACATCTACCTCCACTATGTCTTCGATCTGTGGGCGCATCAGTGGCGACGCCGCCATGCCACAGGCAATGTGGTCATGGTCAGATACGCAGATGACATAGTCATCGGGTTCGACAAGCGAATCGACGCTCAATGCTTTCGTATAGCCATGCAGCGCAGACTGAAGGAGTTCGGACTCACGGTACATCCGAAGAAAACCCGACTGATGGAGTTCGGCCGCTTCGCTGCCGAAAACCGCGCCAGCAGGGGAAAAGGTAAACCAGAAACGTTCAACTTCCTCGGGTTCACGCATATCAGTGGGAAAGATCGTAGTGGCAGGTTCATGCTGATACGAAAGACACGCCGGGACAGGATGACGGCGACACTGAAAGCGATCAAGGACGGACTACGAAAGCGCTGGCATTACTCAATCCCCGAACAGGGAAAATGGCTCAGGAGAGTGGTTCAGGGATACCTGAACTACCACTCAGTCCCGGGCAACTATCCCATGATGCGGAAGTTCAGGATATACGTAACAGACCTCTGGCGACGGGCGCTGAGGCGCAGGAGCCAGCAGGATGATACGACATGGACGAAAGCAAACAGACTGGCAGCCGTATGGCTGCCGAAGGTTCGGGTTCTGCATCCATGGCCTGTGGAGCGGTTCACCGCCAGACACCCAAGGCAGGAGCCCGGTGCGTGAATAGCGCACGCCGGGATCTGTGCGGGGGGTACCCGGTAACGGGTATCCCTACCGCGACATTTATCGGAGGGCAGATCATGCTTCGACAGTCAGACATCGCCGCGGCTTTCCGCGAGTCCATTTTGCGCAGTTCCAAGGGGTTCCAGTACCTCCACACCCGCGACTTCGTTACCGCGCTTCGCCGGCGTGGCATCCATTTTTCCGAGGTGGAGGCGAACTCCTGGATCGCACGCGAGCAGACGTATTTTGTCGATAAGACGCCGGACCATAGCGAAAACAGGCTATGGATGATGGCCAACATGGGGAGGGTGATCTAATGGGTTTTCCTTCACCCGCGACGGACTACGTCGAGCAAAGGCTGTCTGTTAACTCGATCTGTAATGTTGGGCCTAATACGTTGCTCTTCGAGCGGTCTGGCGGTTACGTTGTGCTGGATATCTCCCTGAAGCCAAAGCAGGGGAGTCAGGTTCTGATCCAGCACGGCGGCGGAACGGAACTTGCCACGCTGAGAGGAAAGTCACTGATTACCGAAGATGGCGAAGCGATCGAGGGCGAAGCCCTTGACGATGTTACTGTCATCGGTGTAGTGACTTTTACTATCTGCGATGTTCGCCAGGACAATGCTGTTGTCTAATTGGGACCGGTGAACACTTTGCTATTTCAGTAATTGAAGTAGTAGTTTTCACCGGGACTATACAGCGCCGAATGCTGCCATCAGTCTACTTAATGGCCTTTTCTTTCTGTAATTTATCGAATTTATCATGCAGCGTTTTCGGAAATAGCTCAGTATAAACCTGCCACAATATATTCAGTGAACGATGTCCAGTGACCTGCGCGACCTCTTCAATACTGAATCCTGCCTCAAACAGACGACTAGGGAAGGTGCGAACAAGTTCCTGATATGAGATCATCATATTCATCCGGAGCGCATCCCAGAGGGACATCATGAGCCATCAACTCACCTTCGCCGATAGTGAATTCAGCACTAAGCGCCGTCAGACCCGAAAAGAGATTTTCCTCTCCCGCATGGAGCAGATTCTGCCATGGCAGAATATGACCGCTGTCATCGAGCCGTTTTATCCCAAGGCGGGCAATGGCCGACGGCCCTATCCGCTGGAGACCATGCTGCGTATTCACTGCATGCAGCATTGGTACAACCTGAGCGACGGTGCCATGGAAGATGCCCTGTACGAAATCGCCTCCATGCGCCTGTTTGCCCGATTATCCCTGGATAGCGCCCTGCCGGATCGCACCACCATCATGAATTTCCGCCACCTGCTCGAGCAGCATCAACTGGCCCGTCAATTGTTCAAGACCATCAATCGCTGGCTGGCCGAAGCAGGCGTCATGATGACCCAAGGCACTTTGGTGGATGCCACCATCATTGAGGCACCCAGCTCTACCAAGAACAAAGAGCAGCAACGCGATCCGGAGATGCATCAGACCAAGAAAGGCAATCAGTGGCACTTTGGCATGAAGGCCCACATTGGTGTCGATGCCAAGAGTGGCCTGACCCACAGCCTGGTCACCACCGCGGCCAACGAGCATGACCTCAATCAGCTGGGTAATCTGCTTCATGGAGAGGAGCAATTTGTCTCAGCCGATGCCGGCTACCAAGGAGCGCCACAGCGCGAGGAGCTGGCCGAGGTGGATGTGGACTGGCTGATCGCCGAGCGTCCCGGCAAGGTAAAAACCTTGAAGCAGCATCCGCGCAAGAACAAAACGGCCATCAACATCGAATACATGAAAGCCAGCATCCGTGCCAGGGTGGAGCACCCGTTTCGCATCATCAAGCGGCAGTTCGGCTTCGTGAAAGCCAGATACAGGGGGCTGCTGAAAAACGATAACCAACTGGCGATGTTATTCACCCTGGCCAACCTGTTTCGGGTGGACCAAATGATACGTCAGTGGGAGAGATCTCAGTAAAAACCGGAAATAACGCCAGAAATGGTGGAAAAAATAGCCTAAATAGGCTGATTCGATGTGTTTGCGGGAAAAAAATCGGCCCAGATCCGCGAAATTTTAATCAGCGAGTCAGCTTGGGAAGAAATGACCTGCTTATTCGCACCTTCCCTAGCCCCTTCGCGGCGTAGATCGTGATACCTCAAATCCTCAATCCCCAACTCGTCACGAACGCGCCGATACATGGCTGTTATGCTTTTCGGATTGAACGGGAATACCCTGTCGTCAACACGAGGCTGCATCGTCAATATCCTCCAGGCATCACCAAGCAATGGCACTAACATGTGGTTGCCAATTTTTTTCCTCGGGTCCTTCCTGTCTCTAACGATCACTGAACGTTGAATTTCGTCTACATCATCCCAGAGGAGACGACAAACCTCGCCAACCCTCATGCATGTGAGTATGGAAAACATAAATATTTGATGTAATGGCGCCCCGGTGTATGCAGTTTCGGCCTTAACTTTAAGAACTTCATACAGCCGATCAACCTCAGAAGTACTTGCCCGGCGACTGCGGCGCTGTGAAGGGCCTGTGATCCCCATATTTCTCAACCAAACTTTAGCGTCAGATAATTCGTTCAAATTAGCTGGGGCGCCGAAAAGAGGCTTGGCCGCTTCAAGCGCAACACTTAAATACGATACGTCCTGAGATATGGTGGAAGGCGCAAGTCCTTGCGCTTTTCGGGTCTGGCAGTGCTCGATAATATGTTTTGCGGTCAACTCCGAAAGTTTAATTTCTGCCAGAAAGGAACGGCCAAGGGTGCGGAGAGAGCTTCTTTTTGATGCGCCGAGCGTTATGTTTGGGTGGTTTTCATACTGAGCAAGCAGGTCACCAACAGTTATAACAGAGATCTCTTTCATCTCTTTGTCTGGCTCTGGGAGACCATGCTCTTCAATGTATGCTACACGTTTAGCACCCCAGGACTTCGCTAGGGTGTTCTTGGAGAAGGTTTTGTTCTCCCGGTGGACGTACTTACCATTTTGTTTAACGGCTACAGTACAGCGATAACGGGCAGTTCCATCACTGCGTAATCTTTTTTCTATGGTGAAGAAAGCCATATCCAAACCTTCAACTGTGGGGTGCTGTATGGGGTGCTGATAACAACAGAATGGGTTAAAACGGGTAAAAATAGACTAAAATATAACTGGCTAGATATCCAGTGTAATTTTATATGTAACTGATATTATTGTATATATTTTATGGTGTCTGTTTTGTGGCTACGATTGAACATCGCCACGAACTGCGCCAGCGGGAAGACCATCACGATAAATCCAGCCATCTCTTTCATCGGCTCAATCATCAACTGCGGCAGATCGGCCTGACGGCGAATTTTGCCAGTAGCGATGCCGTAAGCCAGCGACACGACAAAGAAGAAAAAGATGATCAGCGGCACGATGCCTTTGATAAACGGCGAGGGCATCAACGTGTGCTGAACCGGATCGCGAAGAATGCCGTTTTCAGGAACCACCATCAGGGCGATGACCGCCACAAACGCCAGCGTCGCCACGCCGGCGATGCGCAGGCCGAAACGCTCCTCAGTGGTCAGGGTTTGCAGCTTTTCGTCGCGGCTGCCTTGCCACTGTCCCAGCCTCGGCTCCACCATCTTGTCAGTGATTAAACCGCCGACGAGGGTCAGGAGGATCACCGAGGTCGCCATAAAGTACCAGTTGTCGATCACGCTGACGTGCAGAGAGGCATCGATGGATTTGGCCGCCTCGGTGCTGATCCCGGAGAGCAGCACGTCGGTGGTGACGATCAGTAAATTGGCGGTAAAGCCGCAGCCCACGCCGGCTATCGCCGCCAGCAGGCCGGCGACCGGATGCCGACCGACAGCGAGAAACATCAGCGCCCCCAGCGGCGGCATGATCACCAGCGCGGCGTCGGAAGAGATATGGCTGAAAAAGGCGATGAATAGCACCATATAGCTGGCATAACGGGCGCTAACGTGGGAGGCCATCTTGACCATCAGCGCGGGCAACAGGCCCACCCGCTCGGCAAAGCCGGCGCCCAACACCAGGGCGAGGATCGCCCCCAGCGGCGCGAAACCGCTGAAGTTTTTAATCACGTTCGGTAAAAACCAGTGCAGCCCTTCCACGCTGAGCAGGTTTTTGACCACCACCCGCGACCCGTCCGCAGGGTTTTGCACCCCGACGTTGAAGGCGGAGAGTATCGCCGTGGCGGCGATCAGCGCCACGATAAGATAGATAAACAGCAAAAACGGGTGCGGGACCTTATTACCGATCTTCTCTACCCAGCCATAGCGCTTTCCGGCGGGGGAAGGCGACGGTATGGATGACATACTCAT